GTGGTGGGCAAGACTGTGTTTCTAACCTAAAAAAAGAATCTCTAGTATTTACTGATATATCAACTAAAGCACTTCCGCCTTTTGGAAAGTCCTCAATATACATACTTTTAATTGGTATAAACTTATCAAATTCATTTACATTCTTTATAACATCATAGAAGTCTACTCTTGTATTAGGATTTAATATATTGGCTATAATACTACCCTGGTTATTTTCAAATACATTCTGTTCGCTAAATGCAAAGTCGTGATTCATTAAAGTCATAGTTCCATTAGATGCTACAAGGCTTCCTACTGGAATACCAGAGGTATCGTTGGGAATTGCCTTCGTTACGTCAAAGCCAAGTACGTAATCTGATATGTTTGCTGTAAGTCTTGGACTTAGTTCAATCAAGTCAAATGTATTATCTGGTCCATACAAGGTTTCAACTTTGACTCTTAGTCCTTTTAATAATACAATTTCTCTAAATGTTGTTTTGCCACCACTGATAAAATAGTCTGGATCTGTTAAAGAAGATACAACGCCAATTCTTTTTGTGTCATCATCCTCTAGTAATTGAAATTTATATTCTGCTGCGAAAGATTCCCATTCAATATTTGATGAGTTCCAAACATAAACAGTTCCAGCAGATGTTGCTGTTGATCCAACAAGGTACGCTTCTCCGTTTACTGCCTGTGCTGATGGAAGATCTCCTACGCTATTTAGTTTATCAACATAATAAAATGAGCCTTTATATTTATCTGGAATATTAATACCATAGAATAATTCTACATATCCATCCCATTTAACAATGCTTGATCCATCTCTTCTTAATGAGTCTTCATTAAATTCAATTGCTGTTGTCCAATTATTATTGTTATCTAGGTATTGAACAGACCATCTTTTAGGAATACTAGACTTGGTTATATCATTAAGTGGGTCTGTAATAAGATTATTATTTACATCTTTTATTGTTACCCCCACACTTTCTGCAAGGTTAGTTTGTAACTTAACAACAATTCTATTAGATGCTACCTGTTCTTTATATACAACAAATGGGCATGCGTCTGTGATTACATATCCAATTGCATTTGGATCTAGTCTTTCTGATCTTCCTCGTTCAATACTGTCTTCAATTCTAAATGAATTCCAATATTTAAAATAATCATTTCTAGAAGCCATGTAGTATCTTGGTCTTCTTGCTGACTTAATATCATCTATGTATTTACCTGTTTCAAAAAACAATGGCTTGTTAATACCAGATCTAGGTCTGAAAGAATTAAAGCACTGTTTTAAATCATAATAAAGTTGTCTATCTACTTCTGGTGTAGTAAAAATTAATGATGCATCATTTTCATCAACAAGTGTTTCTGATTGTATACTTGAAACAAGTGCATCTGTATAGTAATCTCCTAAATCATCGGGGTCGTATGAATTAGGTAAATTAGCATAAATAGAAGATGCTGCATCATTAGCCCTATATCGGTAATTTCCAAAGTTTAATATGTTTTCAAAATCATTAAGATTCCATTCTGCAATTACTAATGATTCTGATTTTAAAGTGTTATTAGTTTTAAGATGTGTATTTAAATCGAAATCTACAAACATTATACTTCCTCAAGAGATAATGAAACATTCCAAAAGTCATGATTAGATCCACCACGTTTTACTACGTTAAAAGAAAATGAAGAAAAATAAACTTCTATGACATCATTGTATTGGTGTAGATGATCAAACCTATCTATTTGTCCAGCAAACTTATCGTGTCTATCATATGACATAAACATATAGAATGATCCAGGGTTTGACTCGTACCATGAAACTATATCTGCACCTCCTGCACCACCGTCAGCAGTATACTCGGTTAGTCCAGATGAAGCATTTCCAATTACATTAAAGTTTGGATTATCACTATAAGATCTTGAAGGAAGCATTTCCCAATCTAATGATATATTTAATTTATCTGCAATATGGTATGAACGCATTGTTCCATTAATCATTCTTTTTCTATTTTCAATTCTATTTTGTCCTATTGCTATTTCTCCACGATTATGATCTGATAATATAATAAAATCTTCTAATTCATTACCCCCTGGAACTAAAAGTCCATTGTTAACACTGCCACTATTATTAGCCCAGGCAATGGCCTGTGGTCTAGCATATTTCCATCTATTTTGAATATAGGTGCTGGTAGCCATTAGTATCTATTCCCTCTGACACTTCTATCTTTTGTCATTCTAATTTTATTCATTACTACGTCTGCAATTTCATTTGGAGATGCATTAGTATCTGCAACATTTACGTTTACATTATAATTATACACTGGTGCAGACACATTTGAAACAGAAGTTGTGGCATCAACTGGTGAAATATTTGCAGATCCTAGTTGCATTCCAGCACCGAATACATTACTATTTAAAGATTTTAGCAATGGCATATTTGCTTCTGCTACAGACTTTCTCACTACAAACTCTCCAGGTGTTAACAGTGCTGGAACTTTATCTGTCATTCCTATTCCAGGAACTATGTTTCCATTGGCCATTTTAATTGGTGGTGGAGTTTCTGTAGACCCTTTAGGAAGTCCTCCAAACATAAGTTTTTGAATTGATCCACCATATGTTCTATTTTGAGCAGGACCTGCACCTTTAGGAAAACTATTCATAATGGTTAAAACTTCTTTGTAATAATCTCTAATACTCTTAGAATACTTTGCTTGATTAGCCATTGAGGCTTCTGCAACAACCTGTGCTGTTGCAACTTTTTGTTGAATTAAGTCATTTTCTCTTTCAAGTACTGCCATATTTTGTTTTATTTTGTAAATAGTATCTTCATAAACAACGGTGCTTTGTGTTCTTTGATAAATTTTTTCATTATAAGAATCTATTTCTGCATCTATTTGTGCTCTAGTCATCATCTTACCATTAATCTCTGTAGTTAATGCACTAATTTCTGCTTGACGCTGTGCTTCCAATGCTGTCTTGGCATCCTGTATTTGATTTGATGCAGCATCAGATGTCATTTGGGCAGCGGCTGTAGCAGCAGCACCAAAATCTCCACCAGTTAGTGCACTAGCAAGTGCAATAGAGTTTCTTTGTTGTTGATTGGCTCTTTCGTTTGATTGTGCCACTGCATCAAGAGCCTTTATTCTTCCGTTGTACAGATCATTGACAGTTTTTTCTTTCTTACCTAGCATATCCAATGCACGTTGTCTTATTGCTACTTGTCTATTATCTAATTCATTTAATCTACTTACTTGATCAATTTGTTTTTGATTTTGTGCAATTTCTAAATTCATGCCTTGAATTTTAAGATTATTTAAATTAATTGATTTTTGATCTTGAGTTAATCCTGCTGCTGCTAAGACTCTTTGTCTGATAGAGTCATCATTAATTTTTTTAATAATAGAAGATTGTTCTTTTTTAGATTTATTATAAAGTTCTGTAGCCTCTTCTGCACTTAGTGCAGCGGCTGCTTCTGGTCTTAATCCATTAACAATTAATGTAGATATAGCAGCAGTTTGTTTTTTAGTTAATTCAATACGCTCTAGTAGTTGTTGAAGTGCTGATTTTTCTGCAGCACCTCCATCTCCACCAAAGTCTGTAGTTATTTCTTCTCCAGGGGCACTGCCTTTTCCTTTTCCTGACAATAAATTATCAAAATAAAACTTTCCTTTTCCTAGCATACCTGCAAGTTTTACTTCCATTTCATCGGTCATTGCTCCACCAGCAAGCATTCCAAATTGCTCCATTTGTGTTGTAAAGTTTTCTGCGGAAAGACCCTTACTAATTTGCTCAACCATAGTATCGGTCAATCCCATATTTTTTAATGCTGACTGAGCAGCAGTTTTTGTTTTCTTTAATTCTGTTTCTAATAATTTTGCAGTACCAGTAGGAACTAATACTACCCCACCTTTTCCACCCATAGCAGTCTTTTGATTTGCAAGATTGTTTAATTCACCTTTTGTAACTTTAAGTTTTTGTGAAATAGCGTCTAATCCACCTTGTGCTGTTTGCTGACTAGTTCTTCCTAATTCATTTGTTTTTCTATTATATTCATCAAGACTCATTGAACCATTTAATACTGCAAGTTTAAAATTAGACACTGACTCTTCTGATGTTTTAAATGCTTGAATTGTACTTTCTGCAATTAGATTGACTGCAATTTTATTTTTTTCTACGTCATCGTCTGTAAATATTTTTGCAAGACCACCCCAGAATCCAGCAGTATTTTGAGCAAACATTTGTTCTGTAATTAAGTTAACTTGTTCCATATCTACAGTAGGAGTTATTTTTCCAATAATCTCTATTTCATTACCTGTAATCAATTGTCCATTTTGTCCTATTAATTGTGTTAATTGAGCAGATACATTTACTGCTAAATCTTGATCATTAAGAGTTTTTCCAATTTCAATTGCTACACCCCTGGCTTCTTCTGCTGTAATAGCACCAGAAACAACACTTCTTGCTAATTGATTTTTTAGTGCAGCAATTGTGTCTCCACCAGATTTTTTAACTAATTCAATATCTGCAAGTAATTGCTTTCCTGCATCAGTTCCTACAAATTGACTAGCAGCCTCTTGTGCTGGCTGTCCAACTGCTCCACCTACTCTTTGTGCTAATGTTGATGTTACCTGTTGTGTTGAAGTTTGTCTTCCAAATGCTGCAGCCATTTGATCAACAGTTTTTGAAGATCCGTACATTGCTCTAGTTAATGCTGCACCAGAGTCTTCTAATTTTTTAATTTGTGCTACTACCTTATATGTTCCGTAGGCAAGTGCTGCTGTTGCACCGATTGCAAGGCCAATAGGGCTTGCTAGTTTAGGAAGAAGTGGTCCAAGTAATTGTAGTCCAAATAATGCTGGAGTGATTGAGTTTACAAAACTTCCTATTGATGAAGCAAATTGATTTGAACTTTGTGCCATCATCTGTCCAGCAAACATTAATGGAATTGACGCTCCTGCGGCAACATTTCCTGCTGTTCCTAGTCCGCCTTTAAAAGATGAAATTGCTGCTTGTCTTTTTGTTTGTGGACCGTATGTAACATCTCCAGCAGTTGCAAAGTTTTTTACTTGTCCGCTATTAAGTGCTTCTAAAAATGGTTTATTTTTTGCTGCTGCATCTCTATTAACTACAAATTCTCCAGGTGTTAACAGTGATGGGACAGAACCACCTTTAGAGAAGCCAATACGCTCAACGTGTCCTTTATTATATCCTTCATATTGTGGCATTGATTGATATCCTGGACCTCCAGAAGATCTAGTTTGACCTGGACTAAATCTTATCCTTCCTAATGCCCCTGTGTAAACATAAGTACTTCTTTTCATTCCAGGAATTTTAGCAATTTTTGATGGTAAACTTTTTACCAGCCCAGCAACTCTACCACTAACTCTTGACTCTCCAGTTGGTTGTGCAAGTGCCGCTCTAGCAATTCCTAGTTTTTGTTTATCTGGAACGCTTGCACCTACTCTATCAACTGCTTCATTAAACACTCTAGAGTACATTTGATCATCTACAGTTTGTCCAGGACCTACTTTTTCCATTAAAATTTTAGTAGCCATTCTTCCCAATTGTTTTTCAACTTTTGGATCTGCTATTCCTGCTTCATCTAAAAGATATCTAAATGGGCTAACAATAGAGCCAGATCCTCCGTGAACTCTTCTGTTTCCTAAAAAGAAACCAGTAACTTCTGCTCTTGTTGCAGTTCCTGCTCTCAATCTATTATTAAAGTCATATTCTTCACTTTCACCAATCAAACTTTTTGCAAGGCTTCCTGCGGTTGGTTTAAATCTAGGCATTGGAGATATAAATCTAGTATATGTATTATGTTGTAAATTTAAATCTGATAACATTTCATTTAATAGTGCTGCTGGGGCATTCCCAATTTCAAATGGTTGTTGGCTAACTAAAACATTTGGATCGCTATATTGTCCACTTATAATCCTAGAATAATTATTACCACCAGACTGTTCTCTTGCCATTTTTGCTTGATCTTCAAAAAATCCACCACCGTTATATCCACCAACTTTGCCACCATTTAACATTTTTAAAAAGTTTGTACCAATTGAACTAGTTGCTTTTTTATTTACAACAAATTCTCCAGGGGTAAGCATTGCTGGAACAGTGTCCTTATTTCCAGTTCCTGGAACAACTCCACCTTCTGCAAATTCTTTTCTAGGAAAACCACCTTTGATATTTCTTGTTTTTGCTATTTGCATTGCTGCACCTGGAGTTCCTAAAGTAAATTTTGACATAGCAGCAGCCTCTGCCATTCTTGTAATTAATATTCCGTAAGTATCTGATAGTCCATTTATTGCTGCCCTTGCACCTTGTGCTGCACCAACTTGAGAAAGAAGAGCATCATTAACTGACATTGTTGCAGTACCTAATTGTTTTGCAGCAAGTGCTGAGTCTAATTCTTGAAGAGACATGTATTTCATTGATTGGGTTATTGCTTGAATTCCACCAAGGATTCCACCTTTCAAGGTTCCTTTTGTAAATATTCCTACACCCTGCATTAATTTAGCAAGTGTTCCACTTAAATTCATAAGCAAACCAAAGAACATAGTTCCTGCTGGAATAATAAGTCCTGTAATTATTGTGGCTAGTGCTGCAAATCTTTTAGTAAAGTCTGGTAAATTATTAAACCCTTCAACTATTTTTGTAAAAAAGTTAACAACTGGTATTGCTAGTTGGATGAATAGTTGACCAATTGGTGCTATAGATAGTTTAAATCTTTCTACAGCAGCAGTTAATTGAACCCCAAAAGATTCTTCTATTGTTTTTAATTCTTTATCTGCTGATGCAGCCATTTGTTCTACAGAGAAACCTGCTGCATCCATTACTTGTTGTGCTTGAGATCCTTGACGTGTTAGGTTATCAAACAATGCACCAAGCCTTGCATATTGATATTTGCCAAATATTTTTTCTAATGCTTGCTGTCTTGTAAAGTTATCCAATGTTGATAATGCCTTGCTAAATGCCATTACGGTGCCCATTAGGTCGCCTCTATTTTGATTAACAATGTAATCCATGTTAATACCTAGTTGACCCAATGTATCTTTTGCAGCCCTAGAAGGATTGATTAACGATGCAAGACCAGACTTTAATGCGTTAGCACCCTGTTCTGCTGAAACTCCACCTTCTTGCATAGCAGCAAGAAATACTGACAAGTCCTTTACGTCACCACCCAAACCTACAATTACTGGTGCGACTCTTGGAATTGCTGCAGCCAAATCTTGTAAACTTACTACTGTTTGGTTTTCTACAATGTTTAAAAAGTTAATTGCATTTGAAAGTTCTTCTCCAGACAATTTAAAAGCACTTTGAAGTGCAATTGTTGTCTTTAATGCTTCGTTTTGATCCATTTGACCAAGTGTTGCTAATCTTGTTGCTTCTCTAACAGCATCTGTTAAGTCGGCATTTCTTCTACCTGAAGCGGCTGCTTGAGCGGCTAAGCCAATTGTATCTTTTACTGCAATTCCATATTTAGTATATTCTTTTCCTAAAGACATTACTGCATTTAAATTTCCTTGTAATTCTCCTGGAGTTGTAAAAATGTCTCCATAAACTTTTTTAAATGACACTACTTGTTTTTCTAAATCTGCAAATGTTTTTCCAGCAACTATTCCAAATGAGGTAAGGGGTAGTGTAAAACCTACCATAAGTTGGCGACCAGCCCACTGAACATTTTTACCAAAATTAATAAGTTGGGTTGTGCCTTGACGGAACATAGTGCTAAGAACTTGTGATCTTTGTGCTGCTACGGCTAATTCAGAGTTAAAGGCTGCCAGTGGTCTAATGGCAAGAGCCTCCTGCATACCCTTTGCTGACCCAGAGGTGGCAATAAACTGGGTTTGCATCGTTCTTGCACGTTCTGCAGCCAACCCCATAGTTTCTGCGAATAAAGCACTGTTACGGTTGAATTTAGCATTAAAGAAATTACCTAAAGTTGCTTGACCCTTTTTAAGTGTTGAGTCAAGTGCTCCTGCAGCAGTTTGCATTCTTACTGTCTCAGCAGTAAAGAATTTACTTGAATTTATTGCATCTTTTAATTCGGATGAGTATTTTGCAGCAGCAGCAGTTTGAAAGGTATTACCTTTATTAATAGCAAGATTAAAAGCATTTATTTGTTGTTGTAACGCTTTTAATTCTTTTGCAGCATTGCCAGTGTTGATTTCAATATCAACAATACCCTTGACAATTTCAGCCACTAATCAATCACCTCGTAGTCTAATCCCTCACCAATACCGAACCCTGCTTTCCTTGCGGAAATACCTTGCAGAGAAACTATATCGTTAGGGTCAGTGGTCTTCCCACCACTAAAGGCTTTGGCTTTAATTCTTTCCCAAGCCTCTTGACCTTCAGACGAATTGTCTTTATCCATATCTACACCTTGTAAAGCAGCGAAGAATTTTCTATCTTCATGCTCTTGCTTGCTCTTTGCGTTTAGTATCGCTACTAACTCAGGCATTGATATAGAGTCTTCCATGTCTTTGTAATTCTTCCAAAATCCCAGAAGAAATACTTTAGACTCTATCTCGGCTAGATCTAGTTCGTCCCAACTAGAGCCGCCGCTAGTGCGTTTGGGTCGTTCAACTTAATACCCGCTGCCACTTCGATGATTTTATAAACTGTAGGAAGATCGATGATCTCTTCAAATTTTGCTGGATCAGATAACTCTACATTGTATTGCTTCATTGCAATTGCCGCACAATTTACTAATAAATCCATTGATTTAATATTATCTTCTGCAATTTTTGGATCAGAAATCTTTTGAAACTCTTTCATAAATTCTCTTAATAGAGTAATTTTTAAAGGAGCCATAGTAATTTTTGTTCCATCTTGTAGTTCAATTTCAACTGGCTCATAAACACTTGTTGCCATTAAAGCCTCCTTAAGACTCATTAAAATTATAGCACAAAACCCACTCCCTGTATAGGGAAGTGGGCTAAGTGTTTATGAAATTATTGTTTAGACTGTGCGGTCAACAATTCTTCCGTAAGATCCGTTGGCTGCTGAAAGCAAGCGGAAAGTTACTTCAAACATTGAAGGTGTATCACGTTTTGCTGAAACTGTTACATTTTCGATTGAAAGTGCACGGTTTGCAACATATACGCGTTCCTTAGTAATGTTTGGGTCACCTGTTCCTGGACCTACTGCAACAAGAGCACGTTCAACTGGAACATCACCAATGTCACCAGATTTTAGTTCTAGTGTTTCGGTTGATCCTGATGTTGATTTATCTGCTTCTTTCGCTGCAATTGCTGTAATCAAGTTGTCCAAAGTTGCTTCAGCGAATGCTGTAACTAAACTTACGGACATACCTTGCTTGTACAGACGTGCAACGTCTAGCAATTGGTCTACTTGAACTTCACCAAAGTCTGGTTGGAATTGTAATTCCAAACCATTCATGGTGTAGCCTACGTTTGTAAATGCAGAACAAGCACTCATTGTTGTTTTGAAGTCGATTCCGTTTGCGAATGCTGGGACTCCTGTAGTTGATGCAGATGAAAATCTGTATGAACTTACGGAATCAAAGTATTCAAGGGAATCGTCTGCAACGAATAATGCTGCTGCACCTACGATAATTTGCTTAGAATTACCACGATTATATGCCATATTATTTCCTCCTCTATAATTTTTTGATAGTGGGGGCGTTCCTCAATACAATTATAAGTCTTGTTTATCGGTAGTCTGATACGGTATGAAAGTCAGCCTTAATTATAATATCTCCAGAAAACACATTTCTTTGATCATCTAGATTAGTAGCATCTGCCATATAGGTTGTTTCATAGGCGTTTACACAATGGAAGTAGATTTTTTGATCCCCGCCGTATGTTTGTTGCATCCAAGCGTTTATATCTTCTGCTGCAGCATCATCTCTATCTATAATTTCTAAAAATTTCCATTTTAAAGCCATTAAATCTGCTAGATTTCCGTGACTTAGTTTTACACGAGACTGAACACCTTTAATTGGATAAAAATATTTATGTTGTCCACTTCTTTGTTTAATGAATTCATCATGAACAATAGATACCTGTTGTGGGTTTGTTAGAGTATTAAAAGGTAGTGCATCGGCACCAGAGTTGATAATCGTTAAAGGAACAATTGGGCTAAGTTTATTTCCTTCTTGATCAATTATCTTATTCAAATAATCAAACTCTGGTAATTGAATAATTTCATCAAATGCATATTTTAATATGTTTGCTGTTGGTGTAAACAACATTACACTTGCTGCACTATAAGCCAATTTCATCATCTCCTGGAGCACTGTTTATCCACTGCATAGCAGCAGCCTTACCAGCACCCTTTGCGTTACTTGTTCTAATTGCTGAGTTAAAGTTTCTAGCATATGGCTTTGGGTTTTGAAAATGCTCATAAAACTTTATAGATCTTAAGTATACTTGAGAAAAGTAAGAGCCGTAAAATTCATTAAAGGTTCTTACAAACGATCCTCTAACTTCCTCTCCGCCAGGATTTTCAATAACTATTGGACCTTTTCTAAAAAATTCTTGACCGTCTATTTCAAAAAATAAAACCTCTGCATCTTTTTCTTGAACTGTAATTGGTTCTCCATCTTCCATAATCTGTGCTTTATTGTAGAATGGATCACTGCCACTTTTAGGACTTGTTGTTGATTCTATAAAATCTGCTCCGACTGTTATGCCACCTTGTCCAACTTTTACGTTCAGTTCTACTAGTCTTGCAAATGGATTGCCAACCTGTCCCCATTCATATATATGATGAAGCATACCTGGATGCATTCTTGCAACTCCATCAAGATATTGGTAAAAAGCATTAACGCTAGTATTAGCCATTCTCATTGCTATTTTATTTTTACTTTGTTTAGTTTCAGTTAAAAATCCATCGGAATATTTAATAACATTATTGATTGTTCTATTTAGTTTAGTAGTGTTAAATTTTACTGCTATTCCACTCATTAGTACAATACCTCGTTTTGTCTGACAGATCTTGAAAGATATCCGCGATAAAATTCTACCTCATGAAATCCATTATATGAAGGAACGAATGTCTTTAACTCATATTGAGTTGCCTTTTGATTCTTTTCTAACCATACTATTTTTCCAGAAGGATCCTTAACATTTGTTATTAATATTTCAGTTATAGAAAATATGCTTCCATTTTTTTTCTTTTGAATATCTTCATTTGTTCTTAATAATACATCCGAGTTATATTGAAACATAGGACCAGTATTTTTTAATTCTCCAGTAAGTGTTTTATCTGACATAGATGATATGATTGAACATTTTATTATTCTATCTAATACCCAAGTTTTTTGTATTACCCCTAATTCGTCTTGCTTACTTTCAGAATAATACAATTCAGCAGACATTGGATAATATATATCTGTTAATCCAGATGCACTAAACATTTAGAACACCCCGACACGAATGGGTTTCTGGTATTTCTCCAAGATTCTATCTACTACACGATTTCCTGTACTTGCTGTCCAATTTTTAGCAAATTTAATTTTAAAATCATCGTTATCAAATGACTCAATATATCTATTTACATACTTAAGGTTGTCTGTTGCAATATCTTGAATAAGCATATCCATTGCATCCTGTATGTCTTGAGGAATTACTTTCCATCCAAAATCTGCATCCACAACATATTCATACCCATCATAAAACTCTAAATCAAGATATCTATCTCTCCACACTCTTGTATAGTTAACACGATTATTTCCATTTGGTAAATTTTGAACTATTGCACTTAATTGTCTTTTATATACAAACTCTTGATCATTATTACTTAAGTTCTCATTACGCTGAAACATTACTTCATTATTTTCTAATATGCTGTATATTTTTCCTGTAATTGGCTCATCTATCAATAATTGGTCTGAGTTATCTCCAACAAATTCTTTATTTTTACGCATGTATTCAAATCCACCTGTATGAGAGTCTATAATGTATCTTGCCAATCTTTCGTACTCTATTGCTTGAGAATTTGTTATTTTTAATGCTGAAACTATACTAGATATATTTGTATATGGTCTTACAATATCTATATTTAATATTTTTGCTAATTCTCCATCTGATACTTTTTTTACTGACCCAGCAAGTTTTGCTGTATATTCTTTAAAATTTGAAGGCATTATAAATACCGCTAATCCAGAGTTATTAGATGTGGCTGATGCTGAGTATTCTTCTCCAGTAATAAGATCGTTTAATTCTATTAAATAATTAGTACTTGATGTTAATCCAGATATGGATGCACTAAGTGGACCACTATTATAATTTAAAATTTCCATATGTGCACCTCTACTTAATTATACTATAAAAGAAAAGAGAGGGACAAATTAATGCCCCTCTCTAATTTTTGTAAGGATACTATCCTTGCATTCTTGCTACTGCTGATGTTTCTTCGATTTGTACACCAAAGCGTAGGAATACAGTGTATTCTACTGTATCTTTCTTTGGTTGGAACTCACGATGAACTGTAATGTCTCTTTGGAAACCCCAAATACGATTTTCAGGGAATGTCAAAACGACACGGTTTGCAGGCATTAGAGGAACTTCCAATAAAGGAAGACCTAGAACGCGATAAGCAATTGGTGCACCAACAAGTTGTGGTTCGGCTCCACCGATAACTCTTTCAACGATTCTTTCGCTGTTCATGTTACCTGTTGATCCAAGACCATTAATGATGTCAGATACTGTTTCTGTATCTGCGTAAAACTTCATATTAGAACGTGATGCACGATATTTACGTGGCATCGCTAATACTAAGTTTTGCAAGGCTGATACGGTTGTGCCGTATGTTGCACTTGCTCCATTATTTTCTTTTGTTGTGAAACCTTCAAGAATGTTAAGGAATGTGTTTGAACCAGTTCCTGTACCATTGATTGCAAGATCTTCTAGATCGTTTGCGAATGCACGAGTCATTACGCGAACTAAGTGATCTTCTAATCCAGCACCTTCAATGTTATCTTCTAGGGCTTCTGTTGCTACTTCCCAATCAAGACGAATCTTTTTTGTTGAAAGTTCAACCTTTGTAAATGTTACGCCAGCGTTTGTGTATGCTGCGTCTGCTTGTGCAGCAGCACGGATTACACGTTCGCCTACGTTCAATTTTTCAAGTTCTGCAGCGTTTGTACGCATTGTTACTCTGCGTCCGTCACGTGCTAGTACTTGTTGTTCGAAAATATATTCGATAAATTGGCGTGATTGCTCAGGGGACAAGATACCACCGTCATTACCAGCGGCACCTGCGACTCCAAGGTCTCCAGCGGCTGGGGTTGTTACACCACCAATACCTCCAGAAACAATAGATCCTGTTGCAGCAGCCTTATTTAAAATGTCATTTTCTGCCATAATATTTCACCTCCCAGTGAATTTGTTTTAGCGATATAGGTCAGCGGAATTGAGGAAACGCCCGCCCCACATCGACTTTCTTGTTATTTGTGTTTCCTGAACGACCCCGCCGAGATCGCCAGACTTACGGATAGCGGTATCGTCTTCTAGTGAGTCGACACGCTTTCCAAAATTATCTACATTGCCTTTAATGCCTTTAATTTCCTCTTGTGCGGAAGCAATGCTCTTTTGCAGTTCTGCCATTTTTGCATTTAGTGATTTTACTGTTGTCACTAAATCTCCAAGTGCTGAAGCAACTGTATTTTGAACCTCATCTACTGATTCTTGTACTGTATCTACAGCCTTTGCTAAATTAGCGTTATCGCTTTCTTCAGCGGGAGTGACGGCATCTTCTGCTGATGCTTCTTCTGCTGCTGGTGCTTCTGCTGCTACTGCTTCTTCTGCAACTGGTGCATCTTCGACTGGTGCTGCTTCTGCTGGTGCTGCTTCTTCTGCATCTGCTGGTTTTTCAATGTTTTCATCTGTAACTACTTCTTCAGCGGCTGGTGCTTCTGCTGCAACTTCTTCAGTTGCTGCTGCTACATCTGCGGCTGGTGTTTCAACAACTTCTTCAGTTGCTGGTGTTACTTCTACATTTTCATTTGCCATATTATTTCCCTCCTTATCAGGATTTTCAGCCTTGGTTAGTTTATCACCAAGTCTATTTTTCTGTGATTTTAGTAAATTTTTTACCACAGAATTCTTTTCTGAATCATTTGATTCTACAAAGCCAATATTTGTCATACCTTTATCGCATGATGGGCATGAAGAATCTTCTTCTTGAGAAAGTCTAATTAATGAGTCTGATTCGCACCAATAAACATTTTCAAGATCTACCTTACTAATAATACCATCAATTTTGTTTTGTCCATCTGACATTTTTTCAATAGACACAATGTTTGCAAATTGATTTGCTGGGTTGTCTACTAACGAAAGTTCATGAAGGTCATAGTCTTTAATAACCCTAACTGCTTTGTCCATCTCGGCATCATAGATACTTTCAGAATCCTTGATGCTACCACCAATAGAGAAGCCAGAAAGAGTACCATCAAGAACCTTTTCCCAAGTGTCTTGAGCACCTTTAGAAATATATGCATTTACGAATACCCCATTATAAAATTTGTTTTCTTCTTGATTATAAAATTTGTCTGATTTGAATGATACTACCCTGCCGACTGCAATAGGCATATGCATTTCACGAAGGTTGCCACGAAATCTTTCAAAGGCTTTTACGCTAACATCTGTTGGAACAATATCTTGTTGCTTATCAACATTGTCAAGAGTTGCAAAACCTGATACCATACGCTTTTCTTTATCTACCTTGGCAATAGGCATTGAAAGTTTGATGCTGTTTTCTTCTGAGTGCCAAAAGGCTTTATGTAAATTAGTCATGCTACCTCTATTATAATAAGTGTTTATAGGTACTTTAAAAATTTATAACAATTATTGTTGAGATCTACCTTCACCCTGAGCATTTCGCCCAGTTGTGGTTGAGGATGAATCTGAAGCATTGTTAGTTCTTTCTTGATCCCTATTTCTATTACCAGTTGCTTGGGTCACCTGTTCTGCCCTTGCCTGTGCTCCAAGAACTACTGGTTCAGACCCTCCAGGTCTTACTGGATATCCCAATCTTTCACGAACTTCATTTGGAACAACAACCTGCATACGTAGATATCTCTCATCAATCTGACTTTGAGTTTGCTCATCTGTTAGTGTTAGTTCATTGAATTTAAGGGAGAGCATATCTGTCTTTTCTTTAACAATCTTGTTTATTGTCTTTTCTAGATTTCTTTGAGATGGTCTTGCAACCTGCTCCTTAAATGTTCTATCTGCTACCAGTGCTGATGCGATAGAAATTCCTGCACCACCGCCAACCTTTGAATACGGAACCTGATGAGCCATTAAAATATCGTCACGGTTTGCTTTGCGATATCTATCAAAAGATCCGTCTTGAATACCATTTTCAATTGGTTCTAATTTAAAATCTACCTTATTATCGGGACCATCGCCAGGAAGCGGAATATACAATGTTCTATGGTTTTGTCCTTTTAAACCTGACTGCATAAATCTAAAGAACTTGTCCTCTGCTTCTGAACTTAACTTTGCACCCTTGACTACTGCAATGTATCTAGGAACAGCCTTATTTTCAAAATAATCAACATTATACTTTGCTGCCAACTCGTTTCCTACCATCGATGTTGCTGCTGCAATTGTATCTGGCACGCCATAATATGAATTTTTAGGAGAATACTTTTTAATGTGAATTAACTCATTTGGTCTATTGTCACTAGTTACTGGATTAATATCTCTTTTTTCTTGAAAATTTCTAAAATATACAATTCTTTGATTTACTATTTGTATATACCCATCACGCATACGGCGAACTCTAATTGTAGTTGCTGGAATATGACCAATATACCCAATATCTCCATTTACCTTTCTACCAATTTCAATATATCCATTTCCTACAGTTTCAACGTCTGTGTATACCTTTTCTAATACATGTGTAAAAGTATCTTCATCGTTTAAACTTTCTACCCACGAAGTTAGGTCTGCCTTTAATCTTTGAATTTTTCTTTGTGCTCTCATAAGAGATGTGTCATCTGGAGCCTCTTCTAATTTTGCAACCGTAGAATCTGTCATTTCAAAAGAGTATCCGAGTCCAACAATGTTTGCAACCTTTGCTTGAATTGCTGCATGGTTTGCAAATGAGTTTTCGTAAAAATATGCTAGTTCATCTAAATTGTATGGTGGAATAACTACATCAAAAAGTCCGTAGGCTGTAACCATGTCTTGCTCTGGAAACAATTGTTTTGATTTTGCATCTTCTACGCCCTGATAAACTTTGTTTACTGTTCTTGCTATTTTTCTTTTAAAGTTTGGATTAATTCCTTCATATGATTTTACCAATTCACCATCAGTATTAAATGGATCTACCTTTGTAGGCTTTTCTGATTTATCTAAATTATCTATTCTTGCTATTACGCCTTCATCTTCCATGTTTTTTAAATCCCTTTTCTGCTGCCATCCAGGCACCAATATCTGTTTCGCTTGGAATCAAGCCTGATTTCATTCTCTCTATTTGTTCTGCATGCTGTTCTTCTGTAACCCTGTTTACCCCAGCCATGAATTGAACTTTTCCTGCTGGTGCTCCGTAGTGCTCTGCTGCTTGTCTTATCTTTGACATTTTTTCTAAATCGTATGGTCTTCCAGGAATATTCATGATATTTCCATTACCGTCACCAAAAGGTTTGCTATCTAAATCACACATCCAAACATAAATGCCCCAATCAGACTTTTTTTCTACTACACTGATCTTTGGCTTACCATTATTTTTTAATTTTCTTTGATTCATGTCAACAAGTATACCATATTATACTGGTTTGACAAGTGTTGTGTTCCAAGTAACGTCAGAAATTATATCTACACCGTCAGAATTTAACTCTATAACTGAACTATCATCAGAAACTATACTAGAAGTTCCTAAATATGAACCCATAATGCTTTGTCCATCTATTGTAAATGTAATAGATGTTGTTGGTGCGTAAACAATTGACCACTGAGTTGGGCTCCAGTCTTCCCATTGAAGATCGATAGACACTATTTCTTCTCCAATTATTGCTTCTGATGCTCTGACCTCTTGCCAAGTTCTTGCGTCTGTTCTTTGACCAAGTATTTCTGTTGACTTTTGATATACAGTAATATTGTTATATAAAAATCCTTGATACAGTTCTAACTGACCAGATACACCATCTAGTAAGATAGTTTCTCCAAATGAGAATACTATAGATGACCATATCATTGGATATATGACTGGATGATTTATTTTTACACCGTTTTGATAGAAGGTAAGATCTTCATCTTCAAATCCTGTTTCAGCATCAAATACTTTTATTAATGCACGATTTCCATTATCAATTGGATCAAGATATATGTCAAAAGTTCTATCGGGTGTAGATACTCTTCCAATTTTTTTAACAGAATCTACTATTGCATCTTCGTTATACATACACCATATTTGAAATCCACCAAGTGAATATGAAGATATCCTTTTGCTATTTATTGGTATAGAAAATGCTCTAGTGCTTTGTGAAGTATATGGAAGTATTGATATTCCAGAATCTCCTGTTAGATATAAATATGGAGTTGAGTCTTTATAGATAGTAAATGGGTTCTTATCTTTATATGAATAGGCTCTATCGTATCTTGATATAGGATATATCTTATTTCCAGTTCTTGTATTAATAGAGAAGAAATCACTTTCATCATTTGCTAATGAAGATAGGCTCATTCTTTTAATTTGTAATGGCTTTGAATTTACCCCCTGAACTTTTAGTTCTAAGTGAATTGTTATATAGTAATTTGAAAAGTCAACTAACTCTTTAGGTGGAAAAATAATTGTTCCGTCCGCTATCTCAAACTTAGTATCAATTACATCCGTTGTATTATCAAAATCAAGAACCCTGTTATTTGTTAGTTCTACAGTATTAGTATATCTAGAATATGATGTTTTTCCTACCTCATCAAAACTTTGAAGAGTTATGTATGATTTCAAATTATCGTGATTATGATAGTTGGCACTAGATGATGGGTTTGTTAAAACTTGTGATGGATACTCTACGTTAAACTGAATCATGTCAAGATCATAAAACTCTAGTCCGCTCTTACTTTTAATTAACTTACCAAAATATGAGAGTGGGATTGAATCTTCCCAATATCCAGCAGAGCAAACATCTAGCGTCATAGATGATGGGCCAAGCAAAGGTTTTAAGGTATAGTTTCCTGTGTATTCAAACGAGTTGTTGTTGACTGAAGTAGAAGCAATACCTTGTTCATTAAATATTGAGGTCATGTCTTTTTGATTAAAGAAACTATTATTAAATGTTATATTAAAGAACTTACCTAAGAATGTTGAATTTGCATACCCCATCAAACTTAAAGATATATTTTGAGGACTTGAAAAAAAGTTTCCTAGAACATTCCCATAATTGATTGAAAGTTTATCTATGTCTATACCAACTGCAAAGTTAGCACTTGCGGCAACAGATGCTGATGACAAAACTATGTTGTTATACGCGTACTTTAATCCAGAATTATCTAGGGTTACTTCAAAAGTATTATTATTAATAGAATTTTTAAAATTCATAATTACTTGTGAACTTGCTGAAAGTACAGGAGGTGCTTGAAACACTCCGTATATAGATGCAACTCTATCTGTTATTGGGTTTATTGAGTCAAACTCTATTGATCCGTCAACATTGCTGTACGCATCATTTGGTCTCATTTTAATGAATGGATATTCTCCATCTACCTGTTTTAAGAAATTATCAGTAAGTATATCCGATGCCTCTTCTGTTTGTATTCCTAGCCAAGAATAAGAAAGCCATTCTAACCAACTCTTTTGTTCAAACTCTGACCAATCGCGGATATCTACAGATGTTGTAAAAATACCTGTCTGTCCACTAAATCTAAATTCTGGAAGATCATAATTTTGGAAACCTATGTATTTTGAATTAGCGTTTAAGTTATTAAAATAACCAGAGTTCCATGCGTTCATATCTGGATAATTTATTGTTGATGTGTATTGTGCAAATGGAAAATCAATATATGAAGATTCTCCTCCAAAATTATTTGTCACAGCCTCGGCATTGGGAACTGCCTGCCCAAAAATAAATCTTTTCTTTGCTAATTGATCTGGAACAATATAAGGATATATTGCTATACAGTCTAATTGAAATGGATATACATTTTCATTTGCAAAAAATCCTAACCAATCTACGTTTTTTGGTGGGAAATCAATTAATGAACTATCCAAATCTATTTCAATTACAACATCTCCATTTATTAATACACTTACAAAGTCTTGTGAATATCTTATATGAACTAGCATAGGTCTATACCACTTACCTATAAAGTATGACTTTGTATACCTTCCAATTTTTAAAGTTAAATAGTCATCATCAACATATAAACCATCGTCTGTTGCAAGAGGTCCAAATATCTTTACTTCTTCAAATACGTTTGGATTTATTCTAAGCCAAAACTCCATTGTCATTTCACTGTATTGTCCAGTTTTATTTAAAAATCCTTTTCCAGGAATTGCAATAGATGGCATACCTGGTGTTATAGGACTCAATAACTCTGTAAGATTTCCAGATCCAAATACCATAGGAAGGCTTGTGTTGTAAGAAAGAAGTTTTCCGTTATCTATAAACACGTAACCATTATCGCTATCATTAAAACCATAAGAGTCTACATGGGCTACAGAATAATTAGTACTTGGTACCAGAGAATCTAGTGATACATCTGTTAATGCACTAGGTACTATTCCTGAACTGTCATATAAAAACAATTCTGACCACTGACCTACCGATATTGAATTTATCATTAAATCGTAATCAGAAGCAGAACCGCCTTCTATGTAGTTAACTTTTAGGTATGGCATAGCAGATGCACCTAATGGAATTAAAGATGTGTGTTGAATAGTTTGCCACTCTTCTGATCCTACGGAATTTAAAATAATACTACTTTTTGTTCCATTTGAATATACAAGCCCTAATTCATAACTATCAATCAAAGAACCATAAGCATATACAAATGCAGAAATACATATAGTATCTTTATATAAGTCTAATGATGAGTATGATACTGAGGCAGATGTTATTTTACTATAAGTAACACTCGCACTTGAGTTTTTTCTTAATACCCCTTTTGATTCATTTTTTAAAGGTATGTTGGTAGGGGTTGTGTATGATGTTTGCCACTGGGCATTTGAATCTTCAATATTCCAGTTTGTTACATCTTTATAGTTTTCATCCAGGGTTGATACGTAATATATTTCATCATCTAATGACCATAGGGCAAGTGGATGTTCTGCGAATACCCTTGCGGCATAAATATTTGAGAAATTATGAGACATAGCAACCTCTAGTCTATTTTAGCACGTTGCTATTTAGTAATATCAACTATTTCGCAAACCCCAGCAACGCAAGACAATTCTTGTGTTCCAGTAGTTCCGTCCTCTTTTTCGTAAATAGAAAGCATTTCCCATTGAATATTTGAAGGTGATTTCTTTACCCATTCTTCATATTCATCTTTAGTAATTTCTTGATATGGGGCTTGCTTGTAAGTATGCTCACTTGCTGGTAAGAAAGATACGCCACCAATTGAATCAAAGTTATCATAAACCCATGCACCTACTCTTAACCACTCATCTTCATGAACGTTTATAGTTACGCTTGGATTATGTTCTGTCCAATATGTCCTATATGTTTTCCACATTTCTAGATGATCTATGGCTGTTAAATCTTTTGTTACAGTTGCATTTTTTGGAGCCTTTTGAGGAAAGTAGAATACAGTTGTTTCTTCTGGCTTCATAAAATCAGGTTCTGATGCAACTCCTGAATCTTTTAAAAATTGTGTTAATGGATCTTTATTATCTCCACGAACACTTCTTAAGTAGTATTCTGAATACCACGGATGGATACCGCTTGACACCCCGACCAATTGACTTACAGTACCAGATGGTTTAACACAAGTAATAGATACGGAAGGATTAATGTTTAGTTTCTTTGCTTCGTTTTCATTAATCTTTACAGACTCTAATCTCATATCAGTCAATAACTGTTCTAATGCTTTTCCTGGAGTAGAGGTTATCTTATTTCCATAAATACCTGTTAGTGAAACTCCAAGCAATCTTTCTTCTTCACAATTATCTTTCCATGTCTTACGAAGATATTTAAAATTAGTCAAGGTTGATTGCCATGTTCCAAGTATTGTTGCAAGTCTTACCTTTTCTAATAAATCATCTCTTGTATCTTCTGCAGAGATAACAATCTCTGTTAAATTACAAAATTCATTAGGTCTTAAAATAATTTCTCCACATGGATTTGTTCCAGCAATTAATTCTGAATCTCTACGACCAAAGGACTTAACGTGTTCACGAACAGAGTTCATATTGTAAATTCCACGTTCTCCAGATTTTGATTCGTATAAGTTTCTCCACTCTCTTAAAAATTGAGCAGTATTTGGTTTGTTATGATATACGGCTGAGTTATTTGCAAGTGCACGTTGTGGTTGCGTTTCCCACCATTGACCACTTTTTGCTTTTGCCATTTCAAAATCATCTAAGTTAGAAAGTGATATTAATGCAGATCGGCGTACTCCACCTACTACAACTACCTCTCCAACTTTACACATTAAGTCATGTGCTTCAACTGGCTTTAGTCTACGTCCAGAGGCATTTTTAAATGTGTCTACTGTAAATGTAAATAATGCACTAAGAGGTCCTGGTCCAGATGCACGACCACCAAATGTTTTTAGTCTTGCTCCTGCTGGGCGAACTTTTGACATATCCCATTGAGGAACCTGACCTTGTGATAGCAATGCAATTAATTCTTTAAAACCTTTAGCCCATCCAAGTTTAGAATCTTCTACAACAATAGTTGTTGCAGTTTGATTAAATGATTCTGCAATTATTGGTAGTTCATCGGTATACTTTGATTCAACACTAAAGCCAACGCCTGTTCCATTCATTAATACATACATTGCTTCATCAAATGCACGAAGACTATCTACTGCAATAAAAGAACAGTTATACGCTGCAATGTGATCACGTTCTAGTGCTGGTCCTGCTGTCATCAATGCTCTCATAGAAGGCATAATTTTGTGATGCAAGATTGCATCTTTAACTTCATCAAATATTTTTGCATTTGGACTATATCCATAGTTTAATACTAAGAAGTCCTTCATAAAGTTTACATACCTATCTACAGTTTCTACCCAGGTTTCTCTACGACCTTTTTCTTCGGTCCACCTTGCGTATCTTGATATATGAATAAAGTTTTTGTATGGATCTGTTATTGATCCGTTTTCGTTAATAAATGACATTAAAAATTACAACTCCTAGTTTTTGATTTTGTGGGATAATAGTATTCTACACGAGTTTATGAGGAAGGTCAATAGATGTTATCAGTACAAGAGGTAACTTTTTATAATGATTTAGTTAATAAAGGAATTGTGGGCAAAATTAATTGTCCTTTTGATTTAGATGATATTGTTGTTACAAAAGTTAACTCTGAAGATAAGGTTTACTTTGAATGTATTAGTTGTAATACAATATTTTATCCAGGTATCAAAGTTATCAACACTATTAAAACTACAATTAGTAAGTTTAAATCTAATTAATTATCACCAAAATAACATATTGTTATAAATAGTTGATTTTCTGGAATAAAAGGGTTATACTAGTATAGTCACTAAATTGTTTCTTCAAGGAGGTAACTTATGAAGAAAGCATTATTAGCATTGTTAGCATTTATTGTTGTAGGAACATATACAAATCGACTGGATAGTTTATTAATTCAATACCCTGCAGAGCCATTAGTGGTCGTCCCAGAAGGACAGACCACTTCAAGTGTTTTAGGGGCCGTACAGGCCGCTAGAGAGGCTTATAGCACCACTGCAGCAAGATCTAGGGCTAAGTTTGAAAACCCTAAATCAAAACCTGCAATTGCTGCTTATCAAGAGTATTTAAAAGACATAGTACCTGAAAATGAAGAGTCCTGTTACTTTGAAATTATTGACAGAGAAAGCGACTGGAATCCACTTGCTCAAAACCCTAAATCAACAGCATTTGGGATTGGTCAATTTTTAAATAGCACTTGGAAATTGGTAGACTATAAAAAGACTAAAGATCCATACGATCAAATTGATGCAATGGTTTTATATGTTAAATTAATCTATGGCGATGGATGCAATGCTTGGCATTTTAAAAGCCATCATGGTTGGTATTAAAGTTCTCTAATCTCTCTATAAACTTCATCCCAGTCTTTTCCTCTTGACTCCATGGTATGAAATTCTTTTACTAATTTATAGTTGTTTTGTCGCTCAATATTTCTTGTTTTAGGATTCTTCAAATCTTCTAAATGAGATAACCATTGATCTTCGGTTTTTGCAACTCTTCCAATTCCGTATTCTTTATGAAGGTATGAATACTCTTCCATATCTTCAGCAATAAATGGAACCCCTGCTGCTGCATATTCAAGACCTTTAATAAATGATTTGGCACGATTAAACTCAACTTCATTTAATGGTACTAGCCCAATATCCATTCTTCTAAACAATTCACCGTAGGTTAAGATTGGCTTCATTGGCTGAGATGAAAAGTTTTTAATAGGGATTCCCATTTGTTCTTGAACTGTTGGTGCATTTATAATTGATCCAGAGTGATGGAATCTAAGTTTGTTATCTTCTATGTATTTGCCAACAAAAGGATTCAGTGTTTCTAAATCGTTTGAACGCCAAGGTGTGGCACCAACCCAACCAACTGTTGGAAACAGCCCAGAGTTATCTTTTCTCATTTTAAAATATTGTGTGTCTACGCCATTTCTAACAAGGTAGATTGGCTTATTGGGATACTTTTCTTTATAGTAATTATGTAAAAATGGGGTTGAAGTTATTAAAGCGTCTGCTAAGTCCATCGATCTAAAATAGTGTTCTCTATTATTTTTTGCATTAGTCTTTGGATCTGTTGCTGTATATGCCATATTGGTTGGTTCTAATCCTGCATGATGATCATCAATATCTATAACTATTTTTTGACCTATTGTTTGTGCTTTTTCTATATTATCAACTATGCTATCTAACATCATTAGTTTTAATACAACAATTTCCCAACCATGTACCGCTTTTTGTTCAGGTATTAATAATCCAAATCCATGTTCTGGGTGAAAGCCAGGAAATCCCATTCCAACTTCCCAGTCTTTTTTCTTTAACTCTTCCATTGGAAGAAAGCATCTGTACCATGCACATCCATTAGGTTGTAGCGGTTTAGTTCCCCATGACCAATCATAGGTCAAATAACAAAGGGTAGGTTTTGACATTATTCTCTTTCTTTAATTCAATAAGTATATCAGTACAAATATTTAGTGTCAACTATCTTGTTAAGTATCTAATAACAACTATTCCTGAACCACCATTTCCACCTAAACCGTTTCCTTCAACATCGTTTAGGCCTCCTCCACCACCTGATCCAGTATTTGCAGAAGCAGATTGTCCTTGACCACCAGCAGTTGCACCTCCACCACCGCCTCCAAGTCCACCACCAATAGGAGAATTATGTCCATTTCCGCCACCGCCACCACCTGCATAAGCAATAGGGGATCCAGTTCTAAGAGAATTATTTATTGAAGAACCACCAGTAGATCCTGCACCATATTGGCTACCAACTGCATCAGGCTCACTACCTGCACCTCCACCACCACGTCCACCTCTTCCACCACCTCTTGAACCAGGTGCACCATGTCCTTGTCCAACTATTCCTGTGCCACTTGGTCCACCACCAGAACCACCATTAGCAGCAGTAAGATCGCCTCTATTGCCACCACCTCCACCTGTAGCGGTTAGTCCATTAAATATAGAATTTCCACCATTTCCTGCTTGTAAACTTCCAGCACTTCCTTGTGTTCCACCATTACCAACAGTGATTGTGTAAGATGCTGGTAAGAGTTTAGTAAAAGAACCAACTAAGTAACCTCCTGCTCCACCACCACCGCCACCAGTTTCATTGTTTGATCCACCACCACCACCGCCGCCAGCAAGAATAAAGTATTCACAATCACCACCAGATGTAACAATAAATTGTGAAGTTCCTGTAAATGTATGAACTGTATAATCTATATTATTTAATGTGTAATAAGTTATTTCGCCACCAGTGGCCATAAATCTCATTCTTTGTTGTTTTCTTTGTAGCCCTAGATTACCTCTAATGCTATTTATAAAAGGCATTTAAACTCCTTAAAAATTAAGATTTGAACTGCCTAAAACAATCCAAGCACTTGATTTTCTTATAAAGGTAAAGTTATAAAAATCTATTTTTCCAGCACTACTTGTTGGTGATGGGTTTGTTCCAGTAGCCCACCTAATTGTTTGGTTTGCACCGTTAACACTTATTGAGTTTGGAAAATATCCAGTAGCACCTTGAACAACTGCTATAGATATTCCTGTTGATTTATCTTCTGTAGTTGGAAGATTAGTTAAAATTACACCAAAGTTTGCTGATGGTGAAGAAACGTAATAGTTATTTGCTGTTGCAAAATCAACACTAACTGATCCAGACACTATTGACAATGTTGGAATTGATTCAATTATTTCATTTACAGAAAAAAGACCATTAACTGTAACGTCCCCACTAAATGTTGAGTTTCCAGTAAAAGAAGAACTCCCAGAAACTGCTAAAGATGAAGCAGTTGTATGTTCATGAGGTGCAGGTTCACCAATTTAAGGAACCCAAGTATCTGTTGCAGAGTCATAAACTCTTGCTAATTTACCTACGCTATCATCTATAGTTGACATTGTTTCTCCTTATTAATTATACCACTGGGGTTATTTCAACCCATTCGGTATTCATCTCTTCCCAAACATAATATTTTCCTGGCTCATTTGGATATGCAATAGGTGCAACATATTCCCATTTATCTTCATCTAATATCCAAGAAGGGTATGGCTTAGGTGTTAAAAATTTTTCTAATTCTGTATTATATGGATATCCTATAGCGGCAAAATTATTATGACTATATTCAACATATGAATATTCTGGATTTTGTGATTTAATAATTTCTATAAAATCATAATCACATACTAAAGTATCTTCAACAATATTTTCTGAATTAATTTTTGCCCAATTTGCCATTATAGTACGTACCTTATAATTACTATTCCTGAAGAACCAGATCCACCTGGTGTATTTCTATTTTGATGATTTACTCTACCGCCGCCACCGCCACCTGATCCGTGACCAGATGCACTTCCTCCAGTACCATCACCGTTAATACCATTACCACCGCCACCGACACCACCAGTTCCAGCACTGTGACCACAATCACCTTCATCTCTTCCTCCAGCACCGCCACCACCACCGTAATGAGTTCCTAAATAAAGTCTTCCAGGTCCACCATTTCTACTAGAAAAGGCTCCACCTGCTCCACCTCCACCAGGGCTGTTTGTAAAATTATCTGGAGACCCAGTTGTAGTTATTCCTCCACCACCTGCAGAAATTGATAATCCAGTTCCTACAACACTAGATGTTCCACCTCCACTTTGAGTTCCACCTAAATTTCCTACTGCAACAGTGTATGAAGCACCAGAAGAAACTGTAGCATTTGGAGTAAACTGAACACCTCCAGCACCTCCACCAGCACCACACTGACCATGTCCACCTCCAGCACCTCCACCGATAGCAAATATTTCAACTACTCCACCAGTTATTACGTTAAAAGTAGATGTACTAGTAAAAGTATGAACTCTGTATCCACCAGAATCTGAAGTACTGCCACCAGTTGCAACAACTTTAGCATACTTATTAACTCTGTTAGTTTTTGAATTATCACTAACTAATGTATTTCTAACTGATGTTACTGCCATTACGAAATCTCCGAACCAAACAAACCAAATACTACAGAACCACTTGATGCTCTTACTGTTACAATATCACTTGAATCAAGTGTTAATCCAACTGTTATCATAGCAGTATCGTTTGCAGGTAAAGAAGCATCATAAGTAATATAATGTTGATTTGCTAATGTTACACCATTTGGTCTTACTGCAATTCTATATGTTGCAGCAGTTGCTGCAAGATTGCAAATAGATATTGTTGAAACTACAGTTTCGGTTGAACCAGGTACTGTGTAAAGAGTTGTATCTGTTGTTGCTGTAGGATTTGATTGTCCTAATACTTTATAACTTCTAGCCATTTATGCCCCCATCATTAAAAATATGTCTTCCATGCCACTGCCGCCTTCAATTGCTATCCAGGCTGTACCGTTCCACACTAGTTGTTGATTTAACGCAGTGATATATACTATTGTACCAACAGTTGGAGATGGAATGTTGATATCTCTTGCTACTGTGCTTGCAAAAGCATTTATTCCTTTTTTAGCAATAACGTTTCCAGAAATTGTTACATCTCCAGATACGCTTGCTGATAATGATCTAATTTCAGAATTTACAGTCAATGTGTCATAGGCTGTTGTTGGTGCAGAAAAAATGTGAGTTCCTGTCCAGGTGTAGTTTCTTCCTGTATCTACCTTTCCAGCAACTGCAAACCAAGTGTCAGTTCCCGCATCATACATGTATGCTGGCCTACCTGTATCGTCTATGGTTGCATAAATTGCACTCCCAGATGGGGACACTGCTGTAGATGGAACGTTTGTTGCTGTTTTACTATATGTAAAAGTACTTGTTGTTGGAGTTCCTGTAACAGTATAGGATCCATTAAATGTTGAGTCTACACCACTAATTGTGATATATGTTCCATTGGTTAAACTATGGCTTGCTGACGTTGTAAGTGTTGCCACATTATCTGTAAGTTGTTTATTTGTAACTAATCTTAAAGGCATTTTATAAGCCCCCCATGTTTTTAATTATAACATAAAAAAGGAGGTTGCCGCTTGGACAACCCCCTAATTTAGTTAAATATCTATTTCTTTTTCTTTACAGCAACCTTTTCTGCTACTGCACCAAATCCGAATTTGGTATCTTTTGGATTAGCGGCACGGATTACAACCCATGCTGCTGCTGCAACTGCTGAGTTTAGGATTGTTCCTAATGCGTCACCAGTTAAAGCGGATACGTCTGCACCTGAATCAACGAATTGAGTTACTAGTGCGATTACAAAGGCGTTCAATGCTGAACTAAGAACCTTCTTGTTTAGTACTGTTTCCATTATTGTCCTCCTTTAAGAACATAGGTAAATTATACACGTATTAACTGTGGGTGTCAAATTAAGTATTTATTGACTGGATAAGGATATGTTGATATACTTGTCAAATGCTAATTCTTGGTGTAAGTTCTATGCACGATAGTTCTGTTGCTATAGTAGAAGATGGCAAAATAAAAGACTTTTATAAAGAGGAGCGATTTACTGGAATTAAAAGAGACATGTATCCTTGGAAGTCTCTAGATATAGTAAGAAATAAATATGTTAATAGTATAGATCATATAGTAGTTGCTAACCCATTTTATAATAACTATGATAGTTATCTATCTACATACCTTTCAAAAATGTATTCACAAGATGTATTAAGTCTTTCTCATCTACATCACCAGCAACATGCTGCTTTAGCATTTTATAATAGTGGGTTTGAAAAAAGCCTAGTAATAATAATTGATAGAAATGGATCTTACGTAAATAACAAAGGTCATGAATGTGAAAGTGTTTTAGTAGCAGAATATCCAAGTGTATTTAAAACCTTGCACAAAAGATACTGGGATAATAATGGTTTAGGAATTGTAAAGGTATATGAATCAGCAACTACTCTTATTGGCCAGCATCCTTTAGAAAATGGAAAAACTATGGGACTATCCTCGTATGGAAATCCATCTAAATCAGATGATTTCTTTTATGAAGATGGCAAAGTTAAGAATCATCTTTTTGAAGGTTTACTTATGGATAGGTTTGACACAAGTGTGTCTATATTAAAAAAGAATAAAAACATTAGAGTAGATGGTGTTACAAAAGAAAACTACCAGCCCTATGCTGATTATGCACACCAGGTACAAAAACAAACACAAGAACAAGTCTTAAAACTTATAAAAAAATTTACCAAAGAGACTGGGATTAAAAATGTTTGTATTACTGGTGGATATGCTTTAAATGTAATAGCAAATAATTACTACCTTGAAAATTGTGAAGATATAAACTTTTATTTTGAGCCAATTGCTGATGATAGTGGAAACAGCATTGGTGCTGCAATGAACGTTTATAGAGATATGACCCTAGACAAGTCTATACACCCTCTAGAAGACACTTTTTTTCAAGGATTTGAGTATAACCTACCTTTTGATACAGTAGACGTTTCATATGCAGATATTGTTAAAAACTTACTAGATCAAAAAACTATTGGTGTCTTTAATGGAAAGTCTGAGGCTGGACCAAGAGCCCTTGGAAATAGATCAATACTTTTTGACCCAAGAAATAAAGATGGTAAAGATATTGTAAACAAAATAAAAAATAGAGAATGGTATAGACCATTTGGTGCTGTAATGCTAGAAGAAGATTTTCAAGAATACTTTTACACTAATGGAGATGCTAAGAATGAATATATGACTGTTGCCTATAAATGTAAAGAAGGGGCATCTTCTATGATTCCATCTGTTGTTCATGTTGATAATACATCTAGAATTCAAACGGTTAGTTCAGGTCATATCTATGAATTGTTAAAGGAATTTAAAAAGAATACTGGAATAGGGGTACTATTAAATACTAGTTTTAATACGGCAGGAATGCCATTAGTTGAAACTCCAGAAGAGGCTATTAATGTATTAAGATCTACAGCGTTAGATGCTATTTGGTTTCCTCAAAAAGGATTATTGGTTTAATTATTCTTCAATAATTTCAATATCTTGAATAAATTCTGGGTCTAAAAATTGTCCATATCCAGATAAAAATAGTTCTTCAGCCTTTGATTCATCAATATCATATTCTTTTTCACATACATACATATCATTAGATTCATCTACTTCAAAATCAAATGGACTTATAAAGGTTGAATAATGAGTTTCACTATCTACTTTTTTTACAACCCCGATAGTTTCTTCAATAGGGTTTAGTGGTTTAAATTTATAGTTCATATATTTTCCTTATGGTTTAACATATCTTATCATGACAATACCAGATCTTCCAGCATTTCCACCGCCACCACCTGCACCAGTGTTATTTCCCAAATATGTTGTTCCTCCACCATCTCTTGATCCACCTGCACCACCTCTAGCATATTCTGTTGAAGTTCCATTAAAGTTTATAGTAACACTTGCTCCACCTGGTTGAGAAGAAAGATCTCCACCGCCTTGAAGTCCAGCACCTCCAGCACCTCCACCAGATCCAGCACCCCAACTTAAATGTTGTTGAGCACCTCCGTTATTTCCTTGTCCAGCAGTACCACTTCCAAAACCAGTTCCTCTTCCTGCACCTCCACCAGATCCACCAGTAGTTCCAGCATATACGCTATCACCTCTACCACCATGACCTCCACCAATAGCACTTACTAAAGAACCAATAGATGATACGCCGCCAGAACTTGGAACACTTGTTCCACCATTTCCAACTGTAATAGCATGAGTAATAGGAGTTACGTTAGAAATTGTTCCTTGTAGTAAACCTCCTGCACCACCACCTCCACCAGATCCACCAAAGTTAGTGTTTGGTCCACCACCTGATCCACCACCAGCGATAACTAAATAGTTAATATCAGATTTACCACTTAAAACTTGAAATGTTCCACTGCTTGTAAATGTATGAACTATATAAGTTGTTCCACTAATAGTGGCTTCTGTCGTTACTCCGCCAGTTGCGGTAAATGGGCTTTGCTGCTGTCTTCCTGTTACGCCTCTAGCCCCACTGAATGATGATAATATTGGCATAAGATTCCTTAAATATTTAGATTTGTACTACCAAGTACTATCCAAGAATCGGATAATCTTAGAAGTGAGAATATGAAGATATCAATCTTATTTAGAGAATTTGTTGGGGTTGGAGCAGTTCCACCAACCCATCTTATTGTTTGGTTTGTACCATTAACACTTATTGCATTAGGAATGTAACCACTTGATGCTTGCGTTACCATAAAAGACATTGTTGTTACTCTATTGTTTGTTGTTGGAATATTTGTAAGTATTACACCAAAGTTTGCAATTGTTCCTGATGATGTATGAAAAATTGCACCTTCATTATAATTTCCAGTTACTGATCCAGATACAAACGATATACTATTTACAACTTCTGTAACTTCTGCAATATTTGTTATTCCAGTTACTGTTAAGTTTGTTAAGTTTGCTGTTGTTGCAGATAATGTTGTTGAGTTTAATGTTGGAGCAACAACCGTTCCTGTAAAAGTAGGATTTGCAGTAGGTGCATATGCTGAAATATTTACTGGTGAAATATCATAATTTTTATCAACCCAAACTTGACCATGTGTTGGTGTGGTAGGCTCATCATTTACATAAGAAACCACTCCAGCGGCTGTAACGCTTGGAACTGTTCCATCTTGATCTACCCAAATATACCCTTCAGGAAGAACTGTAGTGGTATTGTCTGCTCTAACCAGTAAATGAGGAATCGCTGTTTGAACAACACCTCCACCAGATGGTGTACTTTCTTGTAATTCTAATCTTAAATTAAAGTCTGATAAATGTGAATGAATACTGTCTGCTGCTGGCGATTCTGCACCTGTATAGTTATCTAATCCGTAATGATAAAGTTTAAAAGCCTCTACGATATTTGCTTGATCGTTTAATGAGGGGATCTTTGTATCAAATTCTGTAGCACCGTATCCAGATGCATCACTTAAAAATTGACCTGCCATTTTGCTTCACCTTCTTAAATTATAACACGATAGTGATAGATATGTTGAAGTTCGCACTTCCAGATAAATCCGTTACACTGCCTGCTATTTCTTTTGCTTTTACTACAAAAAGTAATGACCTTGTTCCAACGGTACTTAAGGCTTTTGAGGAAATAGAATGTGCTATTGGTTGAGCATATTCTGGAGTAAGTTGAATTGATATATTTTGGGCTAATAAGGATGCTGGAGCATCTTGATAAATATTACTTAAAGGTATTGAAACACTTGCACTTCCACCTATAAAGTTTAATGCTTCTATTTTATTATATAAGATTGGTTGAAATTTTAATACTGATTGCCACTCATTACCCCCTGGAACTGTATTGTATTGATAAACAACTCCATAGTCGGCACCGCTATCTGTTCTAACATATAAGTCACTAACTTTTGGACTTTCATTAACAAAAGCACCTGTGTTAATATTTGGATCTCCCGATCCAGAATAAATTAAACTTCCTCTTTCTCCAGATGGTCCAATGTCTAATGCAACATCAATTGCTGCTGGTGGACCAAAAACTGTAATTGAATCTGTTTGAAGAACTGAATTAATTGCCATTTATACCCTACCAGATACGTCTTGAGTTACGCTAATGTTTCCTGTCAGTAGTGTGTACTTTGTTGAAGCACTTGTATCGTTAATTTGAACGTCATAAACATATGTACCTAAAGACATTAAGTCACCTAATGTTGGCGTGATTTTACAAATCAAAGATGTTGATCCAGACTTTGTTATGGTTCCTGTTCCAACTAAAGTTGCACCAGTACCTCTGTCTGTTGCCACTGTAAATAGATTAGAATTATATGATGTTAAATCAAATGCAGTTCCATTAGCATTTTTTGGATAAATAACAAACTCATAACTATCACCACGGTAGTAATTGAAATTATATGTTGCTGGAAATGCCATTTATATCACCCTTTTTATTATATCATTGTCAAGCAAGGTCGCCCCATGTTACAGTTTGTAGATTAAATACTGACTTAAATTCTATCCAAGTTCCATTTATTACTACATATAAACCTATAACTTCATTTAATTCCCCGCTTAATTTGAAATAAACTGTTCCTTCTTTTGCTGCATGTGTTGGATCTGCTGCACCAAATTCGTAGTTTGGTTGAACTCCAGCAATTGGAACCCATTCGGTTCCATTCCAAACTTGTGCTGGTCTTGAATTAGCAGATATGTTAGGCATTATTCTGGGACTTCTTCTTCCCATTCTCCCTTATTATCATTCCAAGTATAAAATCCTTCTGATTCATATGGGTATGGAATTGGAGGTTCCCACTGGTATGTTGTTGTATTTAAAATAAATTTTTCAAAAGGTTTTGGTGGAATAAATACATCTATAGAACTATCGTAAGTATATCCTATGCCAGCATAATTTTTTCTTATATTTGAATTGTAAGATGTTTGTTTCCATGTACCACCAAAAATATTGTGACAAAAGGTAGCACCAACTGATTCTGATTCTATACCATTACCATCTAAACAATCTTTGTTGTCTACAACGATAACTCTTGTAACTATGTTGTTTTGATCTATCTCTGCAAAATGTGCCATTTTTATTTCCTCCTTGTTATATTATATCCTATTAGACTGTTTCGTAGGCAATAGAAAAACCTATTGAATCTATATTTACTATAGCCCTATTTGGTTGATTTCCAAAGTATGATTCAAAATTTGAGGCATCTGATCTAAAAGCCATTTGGGTAGTTGTTAAAGCCCATGTAGTACCAGCAAAGTTTACGTTTCCACTTGATCCGTAGATTATAAAACTTCCTATTGGTTGCCCAGCAGATGCTGCTGCTAATGGAAGTGTAAGCGTTACATTTGCCCCAGCAGTACCATTTGCAGTAACTGCAATATATCCATTTGCAATAACAGTTTTTCCTAACTTAATATATTTACAATAGTTAATAGTTTTATTTATATTTGATGTACCCTGATCTAATTGAGGATTAAAAGACGTCCAAGCACTTGCTGAAAAATTTAATACAGTAGCGTATGTTGCACTTGCAGAGGCACTAGTTAAATAACCAAGTGATGCAACTTCTGCATCTGTTGCTAATACACTACTTGTTGTTAATAAACTAGCAATATCTCTTGCTCTACCCATTTTATTCTGTCCTATAGCGAATTATTACAATTCCACTTCCACCAGCAGATCCAGCACCAGTTCCAGCACCATTACATCCACCAAGTCCACCACCGCCTCCACCAGTATGTTGTTGTCCTGGCGATCCTCCACCCCTACAAAACTCTCCACCATTTCCGCCACCACCTAATCCTCCTGCTGAGGTTCCGCCGCCGTTGTGAGCAGCACCACCACCGCCGCCACCAGAATAATGAGTTGAAGTACCATTTATTGAACTTGATAATCCTGCTCCACCAGCACCACCTGGTTGTCCACTTGCACCATTTGCATTTGTACCAACTGCACCAGCACCGCCACCGCCACCGCCATTATGATGACCTCCACCACCATGCCCCCCTGCATGTCCTTGACCAGCGATTCCAGCACCACCAACACTTGTTTGGTTGTGTGCAGAGCCTCCTCCTGATCCTCCACTTCCACCTAATTGATTTGTAGTATGTGATCCACCAAATCCTCCACCTGTTGCAACAACTGTACTAAAAAATGAATCTACTCCTTTAACTCCAGTACTTGCATTTGCTGAAGGGCCTCCACTACCAACTTGTACTGAGTATGTTCCTACTCCAACTGGTGTTTGTCCAGTTAAAAATCCTCCCGCACCTCCACCACCTCCTGCAGGTGTACTACCACTAATACCTCCACCACTTCCTCCTCCAGCAACTACTAAATAGTCAACACTTCCTGCTCCGCTAATTACAGTAAATGTTCCACTGCTTGTATATGTGTGAACACGATACGTAATTCCACCACTAGTATGATTTATAGTAGTGTTTCCTCCATTTGCTACAAGGAATCCACCACTAGGGTTTTTTCCAACTGAGTTTAATGAACTTATTGGCATTAGTCAGCAGTCACCTCCGCATATGACATATTAAAACTTACACTTCCGCTTGATGCCCATACTGATAATACATCTAAAGGACCCATGGTAATTCCATCTCCTAATTGAACTGTATCATTTGCTGTAACAGTTAATCCATTAAACAAATAATGTTGTGGTAATATTTGTGCACCCGATGGTCTTACAGCAATTTGAATTGATGCAGAAAGTCCTCCGTAGTTACACACATGTATGTTAGAAACAACTACTTGAGTATTAGCAGGAACAGAATAAAGGGTTGTAAGAGTGCTTGCTACAGGAACTATCTGAGCAGGTGATTTATAAATATTAGGCATTAGTACACTCCAAAGAATGGGTGAAGACCAGAGTCTCCGCCACCACCAGATACAGCGATCCACTTAGTTCCATTATACACTTTCAATTTGGGTGCTGTGATGGTAGTTGAGTCAATCCATAAAGTTCCAGGAACTGGAGATGTAGGAGATGCTGACACATATGGTATATTTGGCTCAAAATCTAAATTTGCTATTTGAAATGGCTTTATACTTATAATTTCTAATATATCTCCAGATGTTAATGGGGTATCAAGAGTAATAACAGTATTTGCTAGTCTTGTATAGTCAGTAATAGGAGTTAATAATACACCATTTAAAAATACCTGCTCAAATCCAGCAGTATAGTTTAAAGTAGTTCCACTTTCATCAATACCAGTAATTATATAAGCACTTGCCGAGTATTGTTTTTTCCATCTAGTATATTCATTATATTTAGCATCTATTTGACCTTGGGTATATGTATTATTATTTGTTGAATTTTGATATGCATATATGTCAATAGTTTGACCAGACACTATTGGTTGATTTAAAGTAATTAAGTTAGAATTTGTAGTAGTGTATTGATTATTGGCAATTAATACTCCATTTATGAATACTTGTTCATACCCTGGATTATATTCTAAATTATATAGATTATCATCGTTACCAGTTATTGTAGTTGCTGATGCGGAATATGTTTTTCTCCATCTAGTAAAAGCCATACTTGCTGTTTTAGGAAGGTAGTCATCAATTGCGTCTGCAATTGTTAAGTAATCAGTGCTTGCAACAAACTGAGTTAAGTATGTTGAAGAAGCGGAAGATTGAGTTAAATATATAGATGATGCTGAAGATTTTGACAAATAGTCTTGTGCTATTTGAGAAGGAGTAGTGTAAATATATGAAGCACTTGCTTGATTTAAATATATAGATGATGCTGAAGACTGAGATAGATATGTTGATGATGCTGAAGATAGTGTTAAATAGTCAAGAAATTCTGGTTCAACAAAAGATGTTCCATTAAAGTACTTTAAAACTCCATTATCAGAATCTACCCAAAATGTTCCTGTAATTAAAAATGGATCAGAAACTGATGGGTCTTCTGATTGATAAATAGCAGCACTCTCTGTAATATTAGCCCATTTTAATCCATTCCAAATATATGTTTTTTTAGTATCTGTTTCGTATATTGATAAACCAACGTTTGGAGATCCTGGCCTAGTTGCAGATGTAACATATACAAATGGATTTAGTCTTACATAGTCCAAACCTAATTGAACATTGGTTGCACTTGACGAACTATAAATTGATGGACTGTATGCTATTTGTGTAGCACTAGTTGCTGTATAGTCTGGAGTTGCTGAAGCACTACTGTTTACCCAAACAGTTCCTATTTCTACAATATCTGGCTCTGAGTCTTGATAAACAACCTTTGCTGTTGTTCCTAAAAGGTTGTCAACGGCTGGTTGCCAAGAAAGTCCATCCCATATATATAACGGCTTTGTCATTTAATTCACCTTTTTCATTATAGCATTATAAGCCATAAAAAGATTTTGCTGCATTAAAATTTCCACTTATTTCTGAGTCAGACAAAGCACGATTATACACTCTAACTACAGATATTCTACATTGAGAAAATTCTCCAGGCCATCCATTATGTATATTACAAATCTGTGCTGTAAAGTTATTAGTAAATCCACTTTTTGATCCTCTTGATAATCCATCTTTAAATGCATATGCAATAGAAGATTCTCTTTTAAATACAATATGATTCCATGTGTTTAACATCAATGACCACCCAGGGGTTGAGTTATATGTCTCAAAGGTTGGGGTATACAGATACACCTGCCCGCCCCCAATACTTCCTACGTCTGCTTTTAATGCCATGGTACTTTGTTGTGGAAAAGCAATCATATGGGTATACTTTGTAAAATCTTGTGGGTATATCCAGCACTCTAAAGTAAAATCTCCTGTGCCAAAAGCAAACTTGGGGTTAGATGCTATAGTTGCAGAGTCATCGGTTCCGTCAAATTGAATATATGGCCTAGTAAAGGTTGGTCCATTTACTAATGTTGCGTTACTTGGGCTAGCACTAAGATCTGTCCAAATAGTTCCAGAAGATAGATAAGAGTTAGAGTTGCTTGCATCTAAATTTAAAATTAAACCATTTGTAGAAACACTGTTTCTATTTGTTTTTCCATATATACCACGATTTCCACCAAAAGTTGTTAGTCCTGGCATATTTACTCCTATATGTTTGTACTGGCATTTCCGATAACTATCCAAGAGTTAGATCTTCTAATCATTGAAAAGTTATAAATATCAAGTTTTCCAGTTATGCTTGTTGGAGTTGGTGCTGCACCATTTAACCATTTAATAGGCTGAGTGATACCATTAATTTGAAGTAATGAAACTCCATATCCTATATTACCTTGAGGAATAATTAAAGACACAGTGTGTGATTTTAAATTTGTAATAGGAACATTGTCAACATTTAATGCAAAGTTAGCAGTAGCAGCATTTGATAAATAAAATAAAGCAGATGTAGTAAAATTAGCATAACATAAATTACTTGCAGTTACTATTACATCTTGAACTCTTTCTGATATTTCAGATATGTCTAATCTACCTGTAATGTCTACGTCACCTATAAATGATGACGATGCTGTAGTTGCTGGGGGGCTAGAAATATTACTTCTACCAGATATATTATTAGTTCCAATAGTATTATTAACAATTGATGAGTTATCTGCTGATGATAATACAGGAATGTTTAATTCATAATCATATTGATGATTGAGTTTATTTAATCCCATACCCGCCCCTTATGCCTGGGCTTCGGTCCAAGAAAGTCTTCCTTGTACATCCAGTGATGATGCAGAGGTATTTGTTACTACAATTGTAAGAACATCTGGTCCATCAGGATAGATATTTGTGTTAGCGTTAGGACCGCCACCGCCAAGAATTGAATTACCTAAATCACGAACCCTATCAAGTTCTAGTGTTGATGTTCCTTGGGTAAAGAAACCTCCAGTTACCTCTCCACCAGAGACTGAAGTTGATCCTCCTGAATAGTTAGCAATTTGTGCAAGACTTGAGTTTGCAACACCAGTTGCGTTGTTAACTGCGTTTGTCCAAGCAGTTGCTGTACTTGGAGTTCCGTTAAGAACTGCTGTTACAAGCATGTTTGGAGTTAAAGTTCTTGTTGTAATACCTAGTGATACTAAAACTAACTGCATTCTGTTTACAAGTTCACGTGTTCCAAAGTTTGCAGCAATACCGTTATCCACAGAAGGTGCTACTCGAATTGAAAACAGTGCTCTTGATGCACCAGCAGCAATGGTTGTAAATGTTGTTTGTCCATATGTAAACACAAGTGACTTATCGTCATCGTACCTACCGTCCATAATTACAGAAGTGCCCCAATGTGATATTTGTGAAGAATATGATGGGAATGCTAACTCTACCATTACTGGAGAAGTTGCAGAAATTGTAAATGCTTGTGGACTTGCCATACCCATTGGTGCAAATAAGACACCAGTTGGATTTGTTGTTGTTGCTGCTTGAGTAAATGTTAAAGTTGTTCCATTAATTGCAGAAACATATGTTCCGTCTGGGAAGTTAGCACTAATAACTCTTTGTCCAATTTGAATTCCAGCAGCACTAGAAACTGTACCAACATTCGTTCCATTTGTTATTGATACCGTAACTCCACCTACTGAGCCACCTTGTGCTCTAGTTAAGCCAGTAAATGATGTTGCTGTTTTTCCTACGTAGTTAACATATTCATACTTAGAACCATCTCTAACACAAAGTGTTCCACTTGGTGGGAAGTTACTTGTATCTACTACGTTTAATGCTGTGTCTGTGTTTGAAGCACTAGTTGTTAAAGAAGTGTAGATTGGATCTGTTGATGATTCATAACGTGCTGGTAAGTTACCTGAACGCATGTATGCTTCATTGTTAATATTATTGTTTGGCATCTTGTGTACATAAGTTACGTTTCCATCACGACCACGCATACCCCAACGTACATATCCTGCACCATACCAAGAATAATCAACATAAAACATTTGCATTTTTGCTAAATCTAGTAACATTCCTGATGGGCCAGTCCCATCCATCTTATCAATATTCCATTGTGATTGAGGAATCTTAAAGTCTACTGTTTTAGAAACAATTGCAAATTGTGTTGTAGAACCTCTATATGATGGAGTAATTGTCATGCTTGTATCACTTTCAATACTTTGAATCTTATAGGAAACTCCACGAATTACTATAAAACTACCAACTTCTAGTTGTCTTGCAAAATATGTTGGGAATGAAGAGTCTGTTTGTGTAACTGTATTTGAATTATTTGTAACAGTTACTCTTCCAGAAATTTGAAATGTAGAGTTTCTACGAACTGCGTATAGTGTTTGACCATTGAACTCAAAAAATAGTCCATTTTGATCATCAAAAATACCTAATTTATTTGAACATCCATACCATGAAATTACTGCTGCATAATAAGGACCTTGTCCTACTGATACTGTAGGAACTGTTGGAACTGTGTATTGAAATCTGTTGTATCCAACTATGGAAGTAATAGTAAATTCTCCATTATAAACTGGGTCTAAACATCCAGCAATTCTTACTACGGCACCTGGTTGTAAATTGTGTTGATCTTTAGTTTGAACAGTTACTGTTTGTCCTACTGAGTTAATAGAGTCTAGTTGTAAGTTTGGTTTTAAAATTGTTCCTGAAGACATTTGCATGCCTTTTCCTGATTGATAACGGAAATAACGTCTTGTTTGACGAATTGCTTGTTCATTATTTGAGTTTGCATTTGTAGAAAATACAACTCCTCCGTCAAATGGTCTATGTAAAAATTGAGATTTTGGAACCATATAAACTTCTGCCGCTGCACCAGACAATGCTCCAGTTGGTGCTGCTAATGTGTAATATGTAAACTGTGTTGGACTTGTAATTGTACAAACTGGAAATGTTCCGTTTGGTGCATTTGTTGTAGCAGTAGATCCAATTATATTAACTTCGTTTCCAATTGCTAATCCGTGTGGCACTGTAGTTGTTACCGATACTGCCTGTCCTGCGTAAGACATTGTAGGTGCTCCACCAATTCGTGCACCAGTATAAATACTTCCTGAATAAATTACTGTTTTATTAGTATCCAAAATAGATGTTACGGTACCTGAGTTAAGTGCTCTACCTGTATAAGTAAATGTACTTGTTCCTCCACCGCTTTCAACTGTGAAATTACCATTGGCAATTGATAGATATGTATCATAAACTGAAATTGATGTTCCGTTTGCTGGTGCTGTACCACTAGAAAGTGTTACTGTAACAATTCTTGAGTTATTTAACATTGTAATTGCAGAAACGTTTGGAATTGGAGATGGTGATGCGTAGGCAAATGGTCTGTGATTAATTAATCCAAGATTTTCCCATTTAGAAACTTGTGGACCGTATTCAAAGTCAGTATCGATAAGTGCTTGTGGGGTTGTAACTCTAAGTTTATTTGTAGAATCTAAATATGTTTCTGCTGGTTCAAATTTTTCGTTATATTCATCAACAAGGATAGATATTTTATCTGTTGATGACATTGCTGCAGTATTATAATTTAAAACAACACTGGTTAATTCATCCATATTGGAATTAACTGATGCTGAAACTGTACCTCTTAAACTTGGGTCTGAGAAATTGTAGATTACGATATTTTTTGTTACGTTGGTTATTAAAATTAGTCTTTCTGCTGGTATGTAGTGGTTAAATACAATTGTTCTTGTTGCTGGATTAAATGTATATTGTGTTTCAAAGATTACTTTTCTTGCCATTGTGTTAGCCTCCCAGCATTATATCTGTTGCTCTGAACGGATATATCCTGTTTCTTGTAGTTGTTGCTGAACCCATCATTATCCTAGCATCGAACGTTGATCCAGCGGGTGGTCTTTCTGAAAATGCAATGTACCCTTCTGAGTCTATCATAAATCCATCTCTAGGAAGCATTGACTGCCAGACGTATTCAGGAAAGTCTACTGTTTGTATTATACCATTAATCGTAAGTAATAGTCTATAGGGATTTGTAAGATTTACTATTTCTCCTCTATATGTTGGATAGAATCTATTCTCTATACCGTCAAATTTCCACTTTAAATCATCTAATGGAATTATGTCATCGTTTACAAATAAAGATATTTTATTATTAGTATCATCATAATTTACTGATACCCCCGCAGTTGAGGCACTTGAAAATAGTGAGGCAATTAAGTCTTGAATAAACTCTTGCCCAGAAGATCCGTAGTTAATGTATTGTGCAGAAGCACTTTCTTTACTTAGATATTCTGCTGAAGCATTAGTCTTATTTAAATAGTTTGAAGACGCTGTTGTATTAGACAAATAGTTTGATGTAACATTATTTGATAATGTTACTAAGGAAGAATTTATAGCACTTACAGAAGCACTATTAGAGTTAGTAAAGTTAAATAAATCAGTTGTTGTTGCAAACCCTGCAGATGCTGACATTAACTCTTCTAAGTCAGTGTGAGTATGGGTACTGCCTGTTACAGTGTCATCTGAGTCTACCCATAGAAGTCCAATCTTAGGGTCACTTGGAGATGCTGATTGATAAGCAACATACGTATAGTTTCCAATATTAGTTATATCATTTACAGGAATCCATTGTGATCCAGACCACACATATGCTGGTCTAGTTGTTAAGGAAAATGGGGCTGATGCCATTATGCTTCATCTCCAACTATAAAGTCTTCGTCTTCTGGCCTTACTTCTCCAGGAAATCGAGGGTATTCAACATATGCTGGAAACTCTGTATTAGAAGGAAGATCTCTTAATGCTTGTCTATAAATAGCCCACTCAGATTTTAATTCCTCTGTAATAGGAGCATCTGATATTTGTGTCCAATCACAATTTAACAATCTTCTATTTCTAGACTCTCTTAGTTCAACCCATCTAACAATATTATTTTTTTCAAAATCTATCATTTCATTTACTTTAGTATCTAATTCCTCTTCAGTATATTCAATATACTCACCGAGTTCATTAGCACTCTTATGACTAATTAAACTAGTTCTAAACATTTCTCTTAATTCTATTTCTTTTTCACTCATAATTAAAATGAAGTAGGATTAGTAAAACCAAATCTTACTATAACTACCCCATTACCTCCCCTTCCTGCTGAACCACTTGGACTTGCATGCGATCCACCACCACCGCCACCTAAACCATCTGTACCGTTTCCTGGAATTACGTTAGGACTATGACTTGCACCATTTCCTCCACCACCAAGTCCACCTGTAGAACTTGCAGTATGTCCATGTCCACCACCTCCACCTGAGTAATGTGTTGCTGTACCAGTAATGCTGTTTAATAATCCTGGTCCACCTGGTCCGCCATTGTTACCAGTAACACTAGTTCCAACTCCACCTGCACCACCACCGCCACCACCACCCCAACTGCTACCATGCCAACCATGACCACCAAAGTTTCCTTGACCTTGTTGAGCCGCACCACCATGGCCTCTTTGGTTTCCAATAACATCTCCGCCACCAGAACTATTTCCCATTGCTGCTCCACCACCTGAACCACCTGGTGTACCATTGCCATAAGCACATTGATAACTACCTCCACCTCCACCACCTATAGCCTGCAAATGCATAAATAATGAATTACCACCTGTACCTCCTGGAGCAGCACTACTATAAGGACTAGAAGATCCACCTGCACCAACCGTTATTGGTGTACTAGTTGTATCTACTAAAATATTAGATTCGTAAATATAACCGCCTCCGCCACCACCTCCACCATGATGATTTCCTCCACCACCACCGCCACCAATCACTAAGACATCTGCATATGCACCAATGAATGGAGATAAATCTACAACTTGTGAACCTGTATTATTAAATGACTTAAAAGCAAACCAACTTGCACCTGATGCGTAAGTTGTCCAACCATAACTTTGAATCCATTGAACAAATGTTGGACTTGCACTAAATATTTGTGTTTTAGGCACACCTTGATTAATTTTTGTTGTAACAAATCTATATAAGGCTGGATTTGCTCCAGCAGGCAAAACACTTGCTAATTCAGAAGTAGAAAAATTATCTTGCATTATCCAATACCCCCTGGAGAATAAACAATTTGAGTTCTAATAACAACTATACCAGTTGCACCGTTACCGCCTCTAATACCGTTACTATGACCTCCACCGCCACCGCCACCACCACTATTTGGAGCAGCATTTGCGTGATTACTAACCCAAGATGACTGTTGTAGTCCTAATCCTCCACCACCAAGTCCACCAGAACCACTATAGTAAGAATGATTCCAACCACCCCCACCACCTGCAAACCAACGTGTATATCCTAAAATTGTATTTGATAAACCAGTGCCACCTGGTCCACCATTTTCATTACCAGTTCTTTGTACGCCTACAGATCCAGCACCACCTCCGCCACCACCAGGGTATGCTGGGCTAGAATGCCACCCACCACCACCGTGATTTCCTTGACCAGTTACTGCATAACCAGGAGTTCCTCTTTGACTATTTGATCTCCAAGTAAAATTATCACCGTTACCACCAGAATGTCCAATTGCTCCTCCGCCACCAGAACCTCCAGGAGCACCAGAACCAACGTTACTATGAGTTCCTCCACCTCCACCACCTATTGCCACTATGTCGTCAATAACTGAGTTAGCACCATTAGCACCCATTACGTTGGAATTACTTGATATAGCACCAATACCACCTTCACCAACTGTAATAGAAATTGATGATTTATTAAAAACTTTAGTTGTTAAACGATAACCACCTGCTCCACCACCGCCACCATGTTGTCCACCACCACCGCCACCACCTGCAACACATAAAACATCAAAAGTGTTTTTTTCAAATGGTGTTATTGTTGTTGTAGTAGTTCCAGCAGTATTAAATTCTTTACATGCATAAAATGCATTTGATTGAAAATATATTTCCCATCCAAGTGATTCTAAATAATTTAAATAACTTATACCATTATATGTTTTTGTTCTAGTAAAATCATTTTGCATTGCATAAGAGAAATATCTATATACCCCGCTAGTATTTCCATTTTTTAATAATGCAGTAACGTCATCAGAAGTATAAATCTCTGGCAATTAAATCGACCCCGCTGGGAAAGATAGTGGGAATCTTACTATTACTACTCCAGATCCGCCATTTCCACCAATGAAGGATGTTGTCCAACTGCCACCGCCACCGCCGCCAGTATTTGCTATGCCATCAGTTGCTTTGTACATGTTTGTTCCACCAAAACCTCCACCACCATTTCCACCTACTCCACCAGGGTTTGATTCACCACTTCCACCACCGCCACCACCAGCGTAAAATTTAGTTACTCCAGTTATTGTGTTTGATAATCCTGAACCACCAGCACCACCTCTATTACCAGTTCCAGTTCCGCCATCAGCACCAGCAGCACTGGCACCACCACCGCCACCACCTACGTGATTTGATCCATAGTATCCACGACCACCATTATTGCCTTGCCCAGAAGTTCCTGTACCACCAATACTAAAATTACCATTACTTGGACCAAGGGATCCTCCACCACCAGATCCTCCAGCAGCACCATTTCTTGTTGGGTCTCCACTCCAAGCACCACCTGCACCTCCACCTATTGATGTTATTGAACTAAATACAGAGTTTTGACCATTGCTACCTCTAACATCTGTTGCTTGAACACTTGTACCACCATTACCCACTGTAACCGTTACGTTACCATTTACTGCAAAATTTGTTTCTAATCTATATCCTCCTGCACCTCCACCACCACCGTGATGTCCAGCACCTGAACCTCCACCTGCAACAACAAGTACGTCAGCATTTGTTCCGTTAAATGGACCAGCATTCCATGTTGTTGTACCACTTATAAATTCTTTGTAAGCATAATAATTTCCATTTGTATCTCTATATGTTGTATAACCATTTGAAGAAATATAATCTAAATAAGCAGTACCAGATAAAATATTTGCTTTTGATTTACCCTGGCTAATTGCCCATGCAACATATGAAAATGTTGCGGGTGATGAATTAATTGGAATAATATTTGCTAATTCAGAATATGAAAATAAAGTTTGACCTACCGAACTACTTCCTGTAGTTCCTCTTATACTATTAACAGCCATTAGACTATTTCTCCCCCAAATAAAGATATAGCGATATTTGGAGAACCAAACGCTACTATTTTATCTCCAGATGTAATTGTTAATCCTAAAGTTAATGAAATTTGATCTCTTGCAAGTATTCCTGGGCCCCATGCTATAAAATGTTTTTTACTTAAAGTTTCTCCAGTTTTTACTGCTGCTAAAAAGAAAGTTCCATCTATATCTGAGCAATTTGTTACTGTTATTGTAGATATTAAAGTTTGAGTACTTGGTGATGCTGGGCATGTATAAACTATTGTCTCTGGAACATATGAAACACTTGCTCCTACTGTTGCTGCAGTTACAACATTGCTTGCTGATACAGGGTATGTAAAACTTGTATTGTTTGGTACTGTGGAAACATTTTGAGTTCCATTAAATACTGCATCTATTCCAGTTACGGTTACGGAATTACCTTCTAAAATATTGTGGGCTGAGGCAGTTGTTAAGGTTACAAGGTTACTGGTAAGGTTTCTAAATGAAATGGATCTTACTTCTGGTGTTAAAAGTGTTTGACCTAAAATCTTTAAGGTTTTTACTTGTTGTGCCATTTATACTCCCATAAGCAGTAGCGTATCAAATATATCTCCGCCGCCGCCAGCACCTGACATTTCAATCCAGGTACTTCCATTATACACTTTCAATATCGGTGCTTCTGCTTCTGTTGTGTCGATCCAAAGTTGTCCAGTTGCAATTTGATATGCAGGGGATGAAGAGTTGTAGGTAATATTTGGTTCATAGGTAGCAGATGCTGCTGTAACTGTTAGGTATGTTGCTGAAGCATTGGCGGTAGAAAGAACATTCATTATATTTTGATTAGTAAACTGAGTAGAAGATGAGTTATATACCAATAATTCATTATTTAAAGGGGTAGCAATGGTAGTATCTGTAAGGCTGTTTAAATTTGTAATGGTAGAAGATATTGTGATAGTATTTGTAGCACTAGCAGCATTTACGGTTATGCTTGTTCCAGCCTGTATGTTAAAACTATCAAAGTCAGAGTCTGACAGTATTGTTTCGGTAGTAGGTGTTGTTGTTATAAACCCAAATCCATTAGGGTTTACTATTCCAGTACCTAAATAGTCATTACTATCTACCCAAACTGTTCCAACATCTAAATTATTTACATCTGGCTGAGTTGGTTGATATAAAACTGCATCGTTTCTTGTTTGAGTAATAGGAACCCAATTAGTTCCATTCCAAACATATGCTGGTCTAGTAGTATCTAGTATTTGTGCTGATGACATAGTATAATCATAACCCCTTAGTATCTAACCCTAATAACACCTTGTGCTCCGCCACCACTTGAGTGACATCCACCACCACCGTAGAATTGAGATGCACACTGTCCACCAAATGTTGTTGGTGATCCAAATTCAGAATTTGAGTATTGAGTTCCTCCACCTGCTGAGCCAAATGAACATCCTCCAGAACCACCATTGAAAATTACTGTTGCACCAACCATTGAAGATGTTCCAGCAAAACCACTATTACAGTTACCATTAAATTCAGATACTCCTCCACCACCATTTCCTGCTGTTCCACCAAATCCAGTTGTTACCCCACCAGAACATCCAGATAAGTTATTACATCCAGCACCTGAACCAGCACCACCAACGTTTAATGAATAAGTTTGTCCAGCAGTTACTGCAACGAGTGGATTGTAAACAATACCTCCACCTCCACCGTTACCACCAGGACCGTTTCCTCTAGAAGCACCAGCACCACCACCACCACCTACTAGAAGGACTTTAACAAATGTTAACTGAGTAGGTGCTGTAAACGTATTGCTTCCTACTGAAGTATATGTTGTTATTACTGGTGCTTTTAATAAAATACTAAATGATCTTGTTGTTGAATTTGTTCCATCGCTTGCTGTTAATCCAAATGTATATGTTGTATCATTTACAACTGGAGATGCTAGTCCAGATATGACTCCAGTAGAAGCACTTAGTATCATACCTGGTGGCAAATCTCCACTAGAAATAGAATATTCTAAGTTTTGCAAGTCTGCGTCACTAGCACTAACATTAAATGTCTTTATTCCTCTTTCAATATCATAAAGCATTCCAAGTGATCCTGATGGTGTAATCCATGAAGGTGTTGATCCTGCATCTAATGCTCCAGCAAGTATTCCAAAATTACCAGTTGGATTTGTTACTCTAATACTATATGGCTCAAATGCCTGTGCTAATGATGGTGTGCTTGCTTTTAACAATGTTGCAGAAACTCTTTGAACAACTGTTGCATTGTATGGAGTTCCATTTGTTCCTATAAATTGCACTGTAGCACCAGACACAAAGTTGGCTCCAGATATATCTATTACCGTTCCAGGTGCAGTTGAACTAACTGGAAGAATAGATGTTACTGTTGGTGTAGGAACGTATGATTCATACTTCCATTCATTTCCATCCCAAATATTTAAAATTGCAGCAGTTCCAGTATTATCTATCCACATTTCTCCTAACTGTGTTGGTGTAGGTGATGCTGATTGATATGGAATAAGTTTTTGATACATTGCACTAGCCTCAGCCTTACTTAAATATGCTGATAAATCAACATTTACATTTGATAATTCTGCTTTTGTAGCATAATTTGTTGATGCTGATTGTATAGATAGTTTTGTATCTATTAATGATGTAAGATTTGACGAAGCACTATTAATTTCTGATTGTGAGTAAGCACTTGCTGAATTTAAAGCATAAGCACTTGCTGAGTTAGTATAAAGTTTTGTTGCATATGATGAAAGATCCAATGTTGATTCGGCATTACTGGTAGTAATAATTTTAGAATTACCAATTTTTATATCTCCTTGTAAATCAGCAGTTAGTTTAATATTTTCATTAGGACTTGATGGATTTTGTATATAAAGAGATGAGGCACCAAGATATAGGTCTTTTACTCTAAAAGCACTTGATCCAACAGAATAAACATTATCTGCATCTGGTAATAGATTTCCATTATCATCTTCTAACCAGTATGTAAGTTGATTTACAAAAGGAGCAGAACTTCCACTATACCCCACAGAAGCGTTACTATCTACCCATATATCACCAATGGAAAGTTGACTTGTATCTGGTTGTTCTGTTGAATAAATAACAGAAGCACCATCACCACCTCCACCACCTCCAGCAGTTCCTGTTAATATAATTTGATTACTTGCTGAGTTGTATGTAGCAGTAATATTTGTATGATTACCATGTACTAAAGCAGTTGATGAGGTAGTTAAAGATCTTTCATTTGTAAAGTATAATCTACTACCCTCTTCAATATCAGATGTAGTTAAAGCATTTATTTGAGATAATGCATTTGCACTAGCAGCATTAAATGCTGAAACTGATGCAGAATTTAAATATCCTTGTATTGGTTCATTTATCCATATTGATGAAGATGAATTCCAAGTAATAATATCTTTATTTTGTACTCCATTTATTCTTACATCGTGTAATTCTTTTAGTTCAAATCCGTTTTGTATTTTTACAAAAATTTCACCATTATTAGCATTACTTCTTGATAATATTCCAAGATATACTAAATGATTTGGTGCTTGTGGTTTATTTGTTAATCCATATACCACTGTGCCAGAGGCACTTCCTAGCCATATTGGATCTCCATTTTGTCCAGCAATTGTATTTAATCCATCTAATATACCTTCTAAAACTATATATCCATGTTGATTTGCATTAAGTGCAGTTTGCGTAAAACCTATAGTTTTGCTTGAAGTTGATTCAGAAATATTACTTGATGGTCCAATAATTATGTTTGTTCCATCTGATCCAGTTACATATACTGGAACTCCTTTAGCAAGTGCTACTGGTCCATTTTTAACATATGCGGTTATTCTAGATGCATCTGCAGGACCTTCGTTTATACCAGTTAATGTATGCCAACTTCCGTTATAATATATTTTTATAACATCATTGGTAGTATTAAAATATAACTCACCCTCTGAGCCACTTAGTGGATCAGTTGGTAAATTTACTAATCTTAACCCTGTTAAAAAATTTCTTGCCATATCAATCCTTAATTAGAGAGGGTAGGTATTTCACTACCCCCTCAATATATTTTATACTATCCAACAATAACTACGCGGTATGCGTTGTTTGTTGGTGCTGTTGCAAATGATACAGTTACTGTATTTGCGTCTGTTCTAACTACATCAGTTTCTACTGTGTCGAAAGTTGAGTTATCATAAACATTAACAACAACATCTCTGCTGTTTAGATTATGAGTAATTGCAAATGAAGTACTTGATCCATTTCCAACGTTAGCAGATGCTTTCTTTGTAAAACCATCTGTTACTAATGCTGTTTCTAATGTACTTTTATCTACTGCTAATCCACTTGCTGTTGACAAGTAAGAGTTGGATGCTGCAAGAATTACAGAAGCACTAAGTGTTCCTGCACCTTCTGCATTATCAGTATATGTAAAGTCAATAGTTCCAGAATCTGTTGCCATTGTTCCAACAACATCTTCTACTGACTCTTGAAAATCAGTAATAGCAGATGCACTATGTGTATGACCTTCTAGTGATACAGCAGTACTTGTTGTACCGTTGTTTGCAGTCCACTTGTCTTCTGATTCATCCCAAAAGAATGAAGCATTAGTACTGTCTCCACGCTCTACTTCAATACCACCATCTGCAACAGGAGTTCCTGTAGCATTACTGTTAATAAGAATAATATTATCTTCTACAGTTAATGTTGCTGTATTTAAGTATGTTGTGCTACCTGATACTGTTAAGTTTCCGTCTACAACTAAATCACCAGCGACTGTTACGTTATCTGGTAAACCAATTTGTACAGCACCTGCTGATGCAGATACAGTAATTTCATTGTTTGTTCCAGTAAGACTTGTTACGCCAGTGTTAGTAATTGTTAAAGCGGCACCTTCGCCACTTCCGCTAATATCAATACCAGTTCCTGCTGTTGCAGAAGCAACATAGTCACCTGTTGTATCAGTTCCTAGTGCTACAGAGTTTGGTTGAACTGTTGCATTAATTGTGATGTCTTGATCACCTTTGAAACTAGCACTACCACTTAAATCTCCACCTAGGGAGATTATTCTTGCTGTTTCTAATGCGGAAGCAGTTGCTGCGTTTCCTGTAGTATTAGCATTAATTGTTGATGGTAAACTTAGTGTCACAGAACCTGTTGATGCAGATACATCAATTTCGTTTGCAGTGCCAACAAGGGCTGTTACACCAGTGTTAGTAATAACTAAACTACTTGTTTCGTCATTATAATTTACATCTATACCAGTTCCTGCATCAATTAAAGACGCAATCAAATCTTCAATTTCTTCGTTAGAAGCACCTACGAATTGCCATGCTGAAGCAGAGCCATTGTAGAATTTTAATTTTTGATTTGAGGTATTAAAGTAAACTTGACCTGCTTTTCCAGTTTCTGGATCTGTTCCAAGATTTTGAATAACACCATTCAGTAATTGATTGGTATTAAGATCTAAGTTTGTTAAAAATTTTCTACTCATTTATTTCACCTGCCCTTTTTTATGAAAAATATGCCTTTCCTGAAAATGCTCCAGCAAAGGTTAGTACTATAGTATTTTCATTAGGATAGTTATATGACCCCTCAATAACTGTTCCTGCTGAATCTACTACTGTTACATTAGGTATAAACCCTAATCCGTGATTGACAGTCCATACTGTTGCTGCTGTTGTTTGTGTATGAACATATCCTAACTCGCCATAGTCAACTGTTCCTGCTGGACCTTGTGGACCAGAGGTTCCAAGACTTATTACAACTGTTTGTTCGTTTACTGATACGTCTACATTTTGTTCTGCAGATATAACTGTTACTGGACTTTCAACAACTGATACAGTTACTTCTGCCATTAACGAGTCACCTCTGGGGTAACATTAAATCTGCCTTCGATTAAACGATCTGTAATACCACTTACCGATTCTACTTCAAGATCGTAAACGTGGTCCCCAGTGATGAAATTTGTTGTTGTTGAATCTGGTATAAGAATATCTATTGTTCCAGCACTTCCACCAAGGGTAATGCCACTTCCATTTGTTAAAAATACAATATAGTCAGTTGAATCGTGAGTTTCTCTTACTTGTAAACGTGCTGAATATCCAGTAAGATTTACTGGTGTTTCGTCAATTTTATAGGTCAATGTCCTACGGAATGTGCTTCCTTGTGGACAGACAAAGTTCAATTTCCCTGGGGTCATAGGGTACTCCTAAAGGCTGTACGCCTTAGTTTTATTATACCAAATCTATTTGTCTACTATTGAGATTACAATATCTTTAATTACTTCTAATTCTCCAGAAATTTGGGAAAGTTCATTTTTCATTTTGTTCTGATCTCTACGAATGTAGTCAATTTTATCTGACATAGACGAGCCACCATTTGGAGTAACTTGTCTTTCTATTTTTTCTATTCTTTCTAGTAAGGTATTACCTTTATTGTCTTTTCCTAATAACCCTTCAAATCTTCTAGCCATAACATATCCAACACCTAGTGCTGCTACTATGATGGTTAACATTTGCCAGGTATCTGAAATCATAGCCATAAATGTTGGATTCATAATAATACAATTGTAACATTCCATTATTGACAATCTCCCTATTTACCCACTATAATTAATACATAGGGAGTGGTAAAATGGCAAAATCTAAATTGATAGAAAAAGAAGAAGTTAAATATAAATTAACAGCCTTGGATCGTTGTGATCGCTGTGATGCTCAAGCATATGTTAGTGCAATCGGGGTATCTGGAGAATTATTATTTTGTGGACATCATTATAAGAAAATAGAAGATTCAATAAAAGAATGGGCTTTTGAAATAAATGATGAAAGAGATAAACTAAACGAAAATCGTTTGACAGGATCTGCAAATTAAGGTATAATTGTAACTCTGGAACACATATAGTTCCTCATAGTCTGAGAGCCAGTCCCCCACCACCACACCACAGGGATTGGCTCTCTCCTTTTTTTTCTAATCTTTATAAATTCTATTCTTTAGATAATCAGTTAACTTAGGTGCTTTTTCTGCAGCCTTTATCCATTTGTTTCTTTTATTTAAGAACTTAGACTTAATGGTTGTATTAAGTTGATTATAGTCTTGAAAAGGATATGCCAACGTTTTTGTAGAATAGGTGTGGTCATCTAATAATTGATATTGAAGTCCAGTGGCAATAAAATGAATTCCTCCGTGTGGATCAGAATATTGTTGTTTAAACATATAAAGATCTTGAAAATCAAAATATCCAACAATTCTATCTGGAGTCAATTTAACCATTTTTTCGCTAAAGGTTCTTTTTTGAATATCTTGCCAGTATTTAGTATCATCTCTATGGCTTAATGCATAATGTAATGAAACAAATTCTGTAAAGTTTTCAAAAAGACCTCTTACTGAGGCATTGTAAATATCCTTATCCATTTGGTTTACTTTTGGCAAAGACAGTATTCTAACAAGTTTAAATAAGAATTCATGAACGCTAAACAAGCCGTTACTTTCTAATGGCTCAATAAATCCAGCAGACAATCCGATGGCTACAACGTTCTTTACCCAAGTTCTTTCATGAATGCCTACACGCATTTTAATATCTCTAAATTCTAACTTATCAATTTCTTCTTGAGTTCTAGGTATTACCATTTTGTCAGACATTAGATAGTTTTTAAATTCTTCTAATGCTTGTTCTGGTGATGCATAGTTATCACTGTAAACATATCCTGCACCAAGACGAGACCATAGTGGGATATTCCAACACCAACCATTTTCAATTGCAGTTCCGTTAGTAAATGGTTCTAGTTCTTTTTCTTTGTCTTTATATTCTATTCTTGTTGCCCAGGCACGATTGTTCACAAGAACATCTGCTTTTGATATAAATGGTTCTTCTAATGTTTTTCCTAGTAGTAGGCTCTTGAATCCTGTACAGTCAATGTATAGATCAGATGACAATACTGTTCCATCTTGTAAAGTAATAAATTCAACACCATCATCGTTTAACTTAATATTTTCTACTGTTCCAAAGATGTGGTTTACGCCTTTTGGTTTTGAGTATTCGTCTCTTAAAAATCTTCCTAGAAGTGCTGCATCAAAATGATAAGCAACATCTGTTGCTGGGGTAAAGTTTTCAAATTCACCATTTTTGTTGTCTGAAATTTTATTTTGTTCGTATAATGCTGCTGAAGGAATATAACATCTTGAGTATTCTTCCCATGATAGTTCAGGATCTTTATATTTCATTAAATGCCAATCCCAAAGTCCCCATATGGTATCTTCTAGATGTGGTTGTCCGAAGGGGTAGTGAAATCCTCCTGCATCTTTGTCATAAAAGTCAGTAAACTTAATACTCATCTTATATGATGCATTACACTTTTTCATCCAATCTTCGTCTTTTAATCCTAGTGAATGAAATAAATAATTAATACCACCTAATGTGCTTTCGCCAACACCTACAGTAGGAATGTCTTCAGACTCAACAAGTGTAATTTGTTTATCTGGAAATTTGTTAATTAATAATGCAGCGGTGATCCAGCCTGAAGTTCCGCCACCAACAATGGTAATGCTTTTAATGTTTTTTGATTTCATATTATGCTCCTAAAAAGTATTTGAGTAAAGCGGAAATAGCAAGGACAGACCAGGCTATGTTAAAAAGAATAATTGTAGGTAATGTCTTTTTAGTCGATGACCATATTAAGGCGAGCGATGACATTAAGGCGAAAATATAAAGCCACCACCATTGTTTACCTAGTAACAGTCCTGGAAAGATAATGATCACTTTAGTGAAAAAAGCAAAAAATTCGACAGTATTAGGTTTATTCCAATATTTCTTTTTTCGCATTGTCTTAACTGCGGATATCCACTCTATGTTCATATGACCTTTCTTTTGAGTCGGCGATACTAGTATATCACCCCCATATCTTTTGCACAATAGGTGACTATCGTCACATTTGCAATTTTTCGGGGTATAGGATATAATTATCCAATGAATGCAAAACCATGGGATTTATTAAATCCAAATATAGAAAATGTTCCAGATGAGATATATGCCAATAGGATTGTAACTTGCTATGGATGTGATAATTTTATTAAAATGACGTCCCAATGTAAAAAATGTGGTTGTTTTATGAATTTAAAATGTAAATTGCCTCATGCTTCTTGTCCTATTGGATTATGGGACGTATATAAACCAGAATAGGAGTTTTATTTACCCCCCTGGTTTTTAATAAAAATCTATATTAACAATAATTCTTTTAGAATGCTCTTTAGGCTTACTAGAAGAATGATATCTTAATCCATCAAATAAAACAGCATCTCCTTGTTTAGGAGTATATCTACTATGAAGAGTAAATTCTTTTGGACTTTCCCCTCCGACTTCTTGAACCTCGTTATACATAAAGGTATCACCGTCTGAGTCATTAACATAATATAAAAGAACATTATGAGGATATTTCATATCTACATGAGCATGATGTTGTAGATCATTGGGAGTCCAAGTATTAAGTGCTGCCCTAACTCTATAAACAGACTTTACATCTATGCCAGTCTTTTCTTCCATAAAATATAACAATGGTTCAAAGTCTTTATAAAAATGAGATGTTGGTTGATCATTATGATATAAGACATGATAGAAACCGTATTGAAACCCTGAAAAATTTGCATCTTTAGAGTCGGACTTTTCGTAGCCAGAGGTGTTCTCACTCCAATACCATGGAAAATCATTTCCTATAGTGAGATCAAGTAATTTATCAGAATATGATTTAGGAACCAAAGGTTCAATTCTTTGTAATAGCATTATGCCTCTTTCTATAGAATAGTAATTATACTCTTAATTACCAAATAAGTCAATCTATCTACCCTGGTTTTTTGATTGTCTTTCTCTAAGTTTATTATATTCTTCAGTTCCCATATGTTCTTCCAAAGTCATAGTGGCCTTTCCTTTAAACCTATTTAACATTTTCCAAAAAGGATCTTTCTCTTTATTATATTGAAATTGTCTTGGAATATATGATTTCATATTAGACTTTTGTCTACCCATTTTTCTTACCCTTCTTTATTTTCATACAACTATAACACATAGATCTATACCCATCAGTGGATTTATCATATTTATCAAAATCTGAATAATTTTTTATTTCTAAACACCATATACACTTTTTATCTTTAGGGGATTTGTTTTCTTTTTTCATTCTTTTGTTTGTTGATTATTCTGCCCCCCCTTACCCCCCCAATTATACACACATGTAAAGGAGTTTGTCAAACCGTGAGGGAATGAGATACCCCCTGCGTTCCTTTATAGGGTAGAGGCAGGGGGCCTGGTTCTCAGAGAACGTGTCCCTTACTAGATCCGTAAAAATATTATATATCTATTTTTTGTTAAGGTAGTCTATCATATTTTTTAAAATTTTAATATCGTCATTTACTTGACCCAGGGCATGGTTACAAGATATGCATAAAAGGCCTCTAACGCACTTTCCACAAGATTTTTGTCCAGGACAACAACTATGGTCATGATCTATAGAAAGTCTTCTCTGTCTGCCGTTTTTTGGCTCGTACGACCTTTTACAGATATAGCATTGATTGTTTTGATCTTTTTCCATCTTTATAAACTGATCCAAAGATATGCCTTTATTACTTATACCACTAAGGCTTCCAATAGTCCACATGCATTTTTTACAACAAGACCCGCCACCGCGTTCAGTATTAAAGTTCTTTAAAGATTTTGTTTCTAAACATCTTATACATTTTCTAACACCAATAGTATCTATAATTGGAACATCTACTGGTGCCTTTGGTTTTTTGTATGATTTATTTGAACAATACTTACATTCAGATCTATAC